GTTCACTCGGCGGTTGACTCGGCGGTTTACTCGGCGGTTGACTCGGCGGTTCACTCGGCGGTTCACTCGGCGGTTGGCTCGGCGGTTGACTCGGCGGTTTACTCGGCGGTTGACTCGACGGTTCACTCGGCGGTTTACTCGGCGGTTTACCCGGCGGTTTACTCGGCGGTTCACTCGGCGGTTCACTCGGCGGTTGGCTCGGCGGTTGGCTCGGCGGTTTACTCGGCGGTTCGCTCGGCGGTTGAGTCGGCGGTTTACTCGGCGGTTGACTCGGTGGTTCGCTCGACGGTTTACTCGGCGGTTGACTCGGCGGTTCGCTCGGCGGTTGAGTCGGCGGTTGGCTCGACGGTTTACTCGACGGTTTACTCGACGGTTGACTCGACGGTTTACTCGGCGGTTGACTCGGCGGTTGGCTCGGCGGTTCGCTCGACGGTTGAGTCGGCGGTTGACTCGACGGTTTACTCGGCGGTTCACTCGGCGGTTCACTCGGCGGTCAAATTGGAGAAAAAGAATGATTTATTTTGGCACTATTGGTTTGGTGGTTCACTGTGGCCAGCATGGCTGTCCTTTGAGTCGTTTTTTACTCAGTATTGTGGATTGGAATTGCCTGGTGATTTGAATGCACGTGCGGATGTTTATCGTAAGACACAAATGGCTGCTGGTTACTGGTGGCCTAATAAACATTTTGTCATGGTAAGTAATCGTCCCGAATATATCCATCGTGACGTTCGCGGTAGATTGCACGACGAAAATGACATGGCTATCAAGTATCGCGACGGCTGGGGATTGTATAGCTTGCACGGTGTAACTGTACCGGAAAAATATATCAAGGTTAAAAATCTTGATCCACGAGATCTGCTAAAAGAATCTAATGCTCAGGTTAGAATGGCGGTTATCGGTAAGATAGGGTTACAGACGATATTAAAACATTTAAAAACACGATGCATATCTAGAGTTGGCGATGATCGCCTACTATCAATTGATTTAGGCGACGGACAAATGATTAGAGCGTTACACCTGCATTGGAGTGAGAACGATGGTGAGCACCAGACTGTTTTGCCAGTACCGGCTACTCGTGAGCAATTTGGTGTTGATGGTCCCGATAATATCGACGATTTTGAGCAGGTCAGATTGTGGACATTTGGTTGGAAACCAGGCGCTGTTAATATTGTGGCAGAAAGTTAAGATAAAGGAGGGTATACCTATGGCGATACAGAAGGCATGGCGACAGGGAGACGTGGGCGTGATCGAAAGTAGTATCCCGAAAGGAGCAAAAGAAGTTGCACACGATGGCGTGTTGGCTTATGGCGAAACCACCGGCCATAAGCATCAGTTGGTTGGCGGGCGCGTTAGATACTTCAGGGATGCCAACAACGATTTGTATTTTAAGGTCGAGTCACGATTCGTGTCGTTGAATCATGGATCGACGCCTACTGCCAGGGTGCAGCAAGACGGTCATTGTGCGCATGAGCTGCCTACTGGAACATACAAAGTGGTGCATCAGCGCGAGTACGATTGGCAGGGTGAGATGTTACGACACGTAGAAGATTAGAGCATTACTTATGATCACCCGTGAGAGCATTCTAGAAAGCGTGCAGAAGTACGTGCAATCCAAGTGTTCTCCTCGGCCTGGCGCGGATAGGATCACGTACAGCACGGAGGTGTTCGATTATCATGAGATGGTCAACTTGGTCGATTGTGCGTTGTCGGGACACTTAACGGCTGGGCGTTGGACAGAGGAGTTTGAGAGCAAGATCATCAAATTATTTGGGTGCAGGTCTGCGGTGCTTGTCAATTCGGGGTCATCAGCTAACCTGTTGATGCTGGCGGCGGCGTGCGCTTCTGAGGATCAACAGTTGAAGGCTGGCTTTGAGGTTGTAGTACCAGCCTTGGGTTTCCCGACGACATTAGCTCCGATCATTCAATTGGGTTTGCGCCCGGTGTTTGTTGATGTTGAGCTGGACACTTACAATCCTAGTCTTGAGACGATAGATGACGTGGCTGATTGTGATGATGACGTGCAGGCAATCATGTTGCCGCACCCGTTAGGTTTACCTTTTGACGCATGGTGGGTGCGCAACATAGCGGATGAGAACAACCTGTGGTTTTTTGAAGACGGTTGCGATGCTTTAGCGGCCACCATCAAAGGTAAGTTGGTTGGTACGTTTGGTCATGCTTCTAGCTTGTCTCACTTTCCAGCGCATCACACGACAGCAGGCGAAGGTGGGACTTGTATCATCAATTCTTCGAAGTTGACTGTGGCGGCGCGGTCACTGAGCGAGTGGGGACGGGCCTGTTACTGTAAGCCCGGTCTGTCGAATACTTGCGGTATGAGGTTTGATTGGGATTTTCGTCCCAGTTTGCCGCTTGGGACAGACCACAAATACATCTATACTTATATCGGCTACAACCTGAAAGCTACTGACATGCAAGCTGCCGTGCTGTGTGCTCAGTTTGATAAGCTAGATTTTATCATTAGTAGGCGGCGTGAAAATTTTTATCTGCTTGACCGGCTGTGTCATGGCGATCTTGAAGATTATTTTATCTTGCCGCGTATTTTAAAAACAGCGGTTCCGTCGCCGTATGCGTATCCGTTGATCTGTCGCGATGGGGTTGACCGCGCAAGGGTGATTGCTGAGTTGGAGGCTGCAAAGATCGAGACTAGGCCAATCTTTGGTGGTAACCTACTTCGCCAGCCTGCCTTTAGGAATATTTCTCATCGTGTTCACGGCGATTTAAAGAACACCGATAAGATCATGAAAGACGGATTTTTTGTTGGGGTGCATCCTTTGCTCAACCGTGAGTGTATGGAATACATAGCGGGAGTTTTGCGAAAGGCGGTACGATAAAATGGGAAAGAACGATATGTCAATTGCTGATCCAAATGGGTTTATGAACCTTATGGATCCACTAAGTCCATTTAATGAAAATTATTATTATTATGTAGTTGGTTGGTACGTAGTGAACGGGCATTCAGTACGGTCCGATGTTGCGGTGTTTTGGTACAGATGGAGCGGTTATTATACTAAGCAGCGGGTTTATGTGAAGTGGGACGACTCGCGATTAGGTATCGATTGGGGCTTGATCGAAAAACCAATAGTGAGCGAGCATGACGCATGAGGGTGTTATTATCTTTAGAAAGCACGATGTGCCGGTTCCCTGGCGATCATGAGCCAACACTTGCACTTTATTCTTTGATAGGGTCATTGCGCGCTCTAGGACACAGAGAGTTTCTGTTTTTTTACAACCAATTCACTAGTGTACAAGAGAGTTCTAAAGCCTTATTGACGGCGTGTCATACGTTTGGTCCTGATATCGTATTGACCACGCCAGTGTTGGCGCTGGAAAAAAATAATATTCCCCCTGAGTGCTATCAAGTTATCAGAGACCGTATGGGTATACCAGTAGTCTCGTTGTGGTTGGAGTCTGCTCCCAACGTGGTAACTTGGGCTGATATGTATGCAGCTGGTACTACGGCCAACGTGTTTTTTGATACCTACGAGCATTGGAAAAAGTTTACTAAGCACCCTGACAAGACTTATTGGCTGCCGGAGCCTAGAGATCCGACGCTTTTTAATTGTGACGAAAAGATTGAGCGTGATCTGCCGTTAACGTTTGTCGGGTCTGTTCTGGGGAGGATTGATCGCGCATTAAATCTGGCATGGGTGACAGGCAGCGGTATAGAGGTTAAGGTGTTAGGTGGGGCGCATCCTAGCAGTCGTGGGTCTATCTATGATTATGTGGGTTGGCTCAGACGGTCTAAGATCACGCTGAACTTCACCTCTGCGTGTACGTTTGAGCATCTTACGGGTAGGACAGCAGAAGCTACGATGTGCGGAGCCATGTTGCTTGAGTCTGAGAGCATCGAGACCAGCCGATTATTTAGTACCATGGCGGAGTACGTGCCATTTACTGAGCCATTTCATTACAACAACGGGCAGCTAGAATTTCAGGACACTAACTTGATAGAACGGTTGAGATACTACATGGGGGTTGGTGCTAAAGAGGCTGAAGATATTGCGAGGGCTGGTCATCGGAAGGCGGTTGAGACGTTTGACGGTAGGGTGTTTTGGGATGGTATTGCTAAGATAGTTGGGGTGTCGAGGTAACGTAGTATGGTTCAATTCTCTAATCGTGCTAACACCTTGATTGGCCAGGAGATGTTTAAGATAGCTGATCAGGCAACTGAGCTTGAGAGCAGAGGCCATAGGATTTGTCACTTGGAGCTTGGAGCCGTTTGTGTACCACCGCCCTTGCGGCTTATAGAGAGCAGCTTAAGGATGCTTAAGAGTGGTTATCACGGTTACACGCTGGCAGGTGGGCTCACTGCATTGAGGCAGAAGATTGCAGAGAAGTTTGGGTGCGGAGAGTTGACAGCGGCTAATGTAGCGATCACTCCGGCAAATTTCGCCATCAGTCAGTTTTTAACCATAGCCAGTGACCAGACCACGCCGGTTGTATTGTTCTCGCCAGCGTTTCCAACGTACATGGCTGCGTCTGCCCATCTTTGCTCTAATGTTTATGTATTGCCGCTCAACGAAAAAATTAATTGGGAGCTGACGAGAGAAGACGTTGACCATGCGGTATATTGCATAAACAGCAAATCTCCTACGCGATTGCGTGGATGCCGCGGGGCCATCATCGTCAATAGCGCGAACAACCCTACCGGAGCGGTTTACCCGCTGGCGGTGATGTCGTATTTGATCGACAAGTGTGAGGAGCATGATATCTGGCTGCTTATTGACGAGACTTATGAAAGATTGAGATACGTTATGGAGCTCCCTGAATGTTATTTTATCCCTAGGCTCCAGGAGAAAGTGGTGCGTATAGGCAGCTTGTCAAAGCTCTTTGGGGTGCCGGGTTATCGCGTCGGGTACGTGATAGCTGATTCGCAGTTCATCGAAAAAGTCGTGTTGTCGATATCGACTTCAATAAGTTGTCTGTCCTCATTTACTCAGGCAGGCGTTCTGGCTGCGCTTGATGAGATTGATAACCATTGCATGTCATTGCGTGTGCGGTATGCGCCCCTCATGCGTCAATATGCGGCCTTGGTTAACGATAGCCGTGTCTTGAGGTGCGATATGCCGATGGCGGCTTATTATCTGTTCTTGAATATCGGGTCTACCGGGTTAAACAGCGTGGAGTTCGCTAAGCTTGCGCTTGAGGATGCCTACGTGGCTGTGACTCCTGGCAAGGCTTTTGGCGGGGTGCGTTGGGATCAGTATGTTAGGCTAGCTTGTGGAGGCAGCGTTGATGAGGTCACAGAAGGTATCAAGCGATTGATTTGCTTCGTGCGCGACCACAGGAGGGACGGGGCCATACTATGAAGCTGGCTGATTACGCTGTTGATTTTTTGGGGCGGAATGGCATCGATAAGGTGTGCATGGTGTATGGGTCGGCGATGGGAGATTTATGCGATGCATTTACCCGTACTAAACAGACGGAATACATTTCAGTCATCCACGAGCAAGGCGGCGGATTTGCTGCGGAGTGTTACGCCAAGATCAGTGGCAAGCCAGGTGCAGTGATAGTTACCAGTGGGCCAGGTGGCATGAATCTCGTGACGCCGATAGGCAATTGTTTTTACGATTCGGTGCCTTGCATCTTTATCACGGGGCAAATCAATTCCCGATTCTTACGGCCAGATCCTTCGGTGCGTCAAGTTGGTTTTCAAGAAACTGATATTGTCTCTATCGTCAAGCCCATAACTAAGTACGCGGTTATGGTGACCGACCCAAGGGCTATTCGCTATGAGATGGAAAAAGCGTATTGGCTGTGTCGTAATGAGAGGCCTGGGCCGGTGCTGATTGATCTGCCGATGGACGTTCAAAAAGCTGAGATTGACCCTGGTAAGTTACACGGGTTTGATGCAAGTGTTGAGGCTGCTTTTTATGACATGCTTGAAGTGCGGCGAGTTGCGTTTAGACTGCTAGACGATTTACAGCGGGCTTCGCGCCCAGTGATCTTGGTTGGGGGAGGAGTGCGTATAGCTGGTGCGGTATCGGTTATTAATGAGTTGAGCCAGCGGCTGGGCGTGCCATGCTTCCCGACATGGAACGCGCTAGACGTTATCACGAGTGATCTTGATTTTTATGGCGGTAGGATAGGTACATATGGTGGAGCGGGGCGTAACTTTGCTGTGCAGAACAGCGATCTATTAGTTGCCATCGGGTGCCGGTTGTCTGGCAGGATCACTGGAGGCAACATTCAATCATTTGCTCGTGGGGCAAAAAAGTACGTTATTGACGTTGACCCTGCGTTGCTTCAGCGCTACCTGCAACAGTTGCCGTTTGATGTCTGTGCGCGGTGTGACGCTTATATATTCTTAAAGTGCCTGCTTGATATAGTTGTTGGTGGTCAAGACCCGCGGTTAGATATTGACCCGTGGCGGCGGCAAGTTGTTGAGTGGCGTGATCGTTACGATCCGGTGCAGGCTCAGCAGTTCTTACAATCAAGCATTCATCCATACGCTTTCGTGCGCCAACTGTCTGAGTTAATGGCATCTAGCGACGTGCTCGTGGCTGATTGCGGCGGTAACATCGTGGTGTGCAATCATGCCTTCAAGACTAAGTTTGGCCAGCGGTACTTGACCAACAACGGCAACTCTCCGATGGGCTTCTCGATGTGCGGAGCGATGGGCGCGTGGTTCGCCGATCCTGCTAGGCGTGTCGTGTGTGTGATAGGTGACGGCGGTTTTCAGATGAACATCCAAGAGCTTCAGACGATTAAGCACTACAACGTGCCGCTTAAGATTTTTGTTCTTAACAACCATACCTATGGGATCACGGTTGCGTATCAAGAGACGAACTTTGGCGGCAAGCGCGAGGCTTGCGGCCCCAAGGGTTACAGCGTGCCCAACTTTCTTGAGATCGCACGGGCATATGGGTTATCAACCAGAACAGTGAGCAAGACAAGGGACGCTGATCGAGTTATTTCGGAGGTGCTGAATAGTCGAGAGGCGGTTGTGTGTGATGTTGACTGCGGTGACTTTCATCAGTACGAGCCGCGCATGATGCGTTGGGATGCTGGTATAGAGGAGCAGTGGCCATCGCTGCCGGAAAATGAATTTCTCGGAAACATGATCATTGATCCTGTACCCGGTTGGCAAGACAGAAGGAGCGAGTAGGCGGTGTTTATTCAGTGTAAAGATGATAACGGGGTCACGTATGTTAAGTGTTCCTTGTGTGATCAGAATATTTATGACAATAGCGACCATCGTTGTGAGCAGATGGCGAAGCATCAATGGTTGGAGGAGGGCAATGAGTGGGATTCTTTGGGCGGTGGGCTTGAGGTGTCAGTTGCCTACTTCCTTCATAGCTTGGCGGAAAATGTAGCACGCCCTGGTATGATTGGGTTCGATACGGGATGCTACACGGGATGGACTGCATCGTGCGTGTGGTCAGTCTTTGCTGCTAATGGCGGTCATTTTTATTGTGTTGATTGGTTTAAAGGTGGAGTCAACAGTCAGATAGCTGACTATCAGTGGGGGCAGTTTCCAGCTGGCACAGTGTTGCTGCAGCTGTTGAAGAATATAGAGATTGCGGATGCATTGAATTATGTGTCAGTGGTCATAGGTACATCATGGGAGCCAGCAGCGCTGTTGCCAGATCGGTCGATTGATTACGTTTATATAGGCGGCGACCACAGGTATTCGGGGATCAAGAGAGACATTCTGGCGTGGCTGCCAAAGGTTCGGTCTGGTGGTGTGATATGCGGTCATGCTTTCACGGGTGACGTGGAGATGGGGTCAAAGGAGTGGGAGCGGCTATGTGGAGAGCCAGAGTTGGATTATTACATCGACGGTAAAATGCACTTTGGCGTAGTCAGGGCGGTCAAGGAGATGTTACCGGGTTACACTCGGTTTGGTCAGATTTGGGCGAAGGTGGTCGAATGAGCGACGTTATCTTTATCAACCCTTTTGGTCGCGAGTTGGTTTATCAGGAGCTGGCAGTGGAGTTGACTGCCATAGAACCTCCGGTGTGGTGTCGATTGCTAGCCTCTTACGTTGAAGGCCAAGGTTACTCGGCTGAGATAGTGGATTTAAATGCCAACTCACGGGTTAACATCTTGGAATATCTTGATACCAAGTTCGTTGTCATTGTTTGTCAAGGTCATCAGCCCAGCGCGTCTACTCAAGTCATGCCAGCGGTCATTGACCTATGTAGACTTGTTAAGCAGGTGAGTCCGTCAACGCGTCTCATGCTGGTGGGTACTCATCCGGCGGCGTTGCCGAGGCAAGCTTTGCTGGAAACTGGTGCCGATTACGTTTGTACTGGCGAGGGACCGGTGTCTATTCTGGACGTACTTCAAGGCGTAGAGCCACCTCGTGGGGTGTGCCGGTTGGAGCATGGGGTGCCGGTGTTTACGGAGACGGTGGTTAACATCAACGTGCGTGAGATGCCTGGCGGGCAATGGGCTAGGGTGCATCCTAAGAATTATCGGGCGCATAACTGGCATTGTTTCGGTCACGCCGACCGCATGCCTTACGCGAGCATTTACACGTCGTTAGGCTGCTCATTTAGCTGCCTCTTCTGTTGTATCCAAGCTCCATTCCGTAGAGGTGACCAATTGGCGTTGGGCGGGTCGGTAAATTCTTATCGCATGTGGCCGGTTGAAATGGTGCTGCGGGAGTTGGAAATTTTGATCGAGGGCTATAACGTTCAGCACATAAAGATTTGCGACGAGATGTTTGTGCTCAATTATAGGCATGTCATGGGCATCTGTGAAGGCATCATTGAGAGGGGCTGGAGCGATCACTTGAACATCTGGTGCTACGGGCGAGTTGATTGCACCAAGGACAGGTTTTTGGCTGCGCTGCGACGGGCTGGGGTCAGGTGGTTGGGTCTAGGCATCGAGTCGGCCTCTGATCAGGTGCGTGATGGCATAGACAAGGGACAATACGGAGAGCAGGACATTTATCAGACCTGCGCGCGTATCAAGCAGCACGATATCAACATAGCGGCTAACTTCATCGTGGGCTTACCTGGTGATACCTATGAGAGCATAGAGCACACATTTCAGATGGCGCAGACCATCTTGCCAGAGTGGTTTAACATTTACGGCTGCATGCCATACCCAGGCAGCGCGTTGTATGAGCAAGTGAAGGACAGTTGGAAGCCAGAAGGCGGTTGGGCCGCTTACTCGCACCACAGCTATGACAGCTGTCCATTACCTACTGAAACTTTGACCTCTGCAGACGTGTTGAGGTTCAGAGACGAGGCGTTTCGGCGTTACTATAGCTCTGACACGTATCAAACCTTGATTGCTTATAAGTTTGGCTCAGAAGCTGTTGAGGCTGTCAAGCGTATGATTGAGGTCAAGATCAAACGGAGGCTGTACACATGATAAAGGTGTTGTTTGCCTATCCTCGGTGGACTGGAGAGTATGGTCTCTTTGGCCACTTTGCCAAGCGAAATTCTACCTGGCCGCCATTAAACCTGGCGCAGCTTGGAGCAGTCGTAGAAGAAGCCGGGCATGAGGCTGTAATCATCGATGCAGAGGCCAACGGATGGGACAACGAGCAGTTGGCAGATAAGATTTTAGAACAGAAACCTGACGTGGTTGGTTTTTCTGCCTACTCACCGTTTTTTCATTTGTCGTGCGACGCTGCCAGCGTAATCAAGAGAAAAAATAAAAATATACCGATTATTGTCGGCGGGCCGCATGTAACCATTGTTAAACAGAAAGCGTTCTTGCCACAATTTGATTATGGGTTTTTAGGTGAAGCGGAGGATAGTTTAAAAGATTTTTTACAGTGGTATGGTAGCGGATTTTCTGGCAATGAGCCATCGGGAGTCATGCGGCGAGTTAATAACGAGATCAAAGAGGCTGTGCCGCGCTGGATTACGCTTGACGCTATGAAGAAGAGTGACTTGGGGCACAACTATCCGTTGGATAGGCTGCCGTTACCCGCACGACATCTATTGCCTATGGAGAAATATAGGCTTGGCACGCCGCGTGGAAGAAATAATTTTACGTCATTGGCCACGCAGCGTGGCTGCTATTGGTCATGTATTTTTTGTGCCAGCGACGCCATCCAGACACGGCGCGTCATTATGAAGTCGCCTAAGCGGGTGGTTGAGGAGATGAAGGACGTTGCAACACGGTTTCCTTTTATCACTCACCTTTACATAGTTGATGACGTGCTGCTGTTTTGGCCCGAACACATCTTGGAGATCGTTGACCGCATGGACGCCGAGGGGTTGAGATTTACGTTTGAATCGAGCACGAGAGCTAACACCGTTACCGAGCCGCTGGTCAAGCGATTGGCCAAAAGTGGATTGATACGACTGAGCTTTGGGTTGGAGACGATAGATCCGGTGATGCGTGTCACGATGGGGAAGAAGGTTCCGATTGACGATTATCCTAGAGCCAACAAGATTTGCTTTGAGCATGGAGTAGAGGCTATGAACAGCCTGATGATTGGGCTGCCGGGCGAGACTCGACAGACAGTCAGGAACACCATCCAGTGGGTATCTAACCAGCGTGATATCAAGCAGGCCAATCTGGCCATCGCCGTGCCGTATCCAGGCACTGAGTTTCATCGCATGGCAGTTGGCGGCGAGCACGGCTTAGAGTTGTTGTCGGAGGACTTCAGCGAATACCTACGTTATGGCAATGCGGTTACCAACGTTGGCGACCTTAAAGCGCAGGATCTAATAGAGCTACAGAATTGGGGTTTTGTAAAGATATACGGCAAACCGTGGCGCTGGGGGCCGGTGTGGAAAAAGCATGGTATTGTTGGGTTTATCTTACAGTTGTTTCGGTTGATCAAGCTGGTGTACGCGGAATGGATTCACAGGATTAAATTAAGTCCGGTCATGAACCATCCAAAATCTGATTTTTAGCAGGATCTAAAAACATGGAAGCCGGACACGAGCTTGACGCTTTAATTGCGGAGAAGGTGATGGGGCTGGAAGTCGCGAGGGGTTGTAGATTTAAGCCGAATTATGAAACTGAGAAAGCGTTGAACTCCTGGGTAGAACCGAAACAGGATGAATATTTTACGCCGGGAAAAATAGCAGGGTGGAGGGAGTCGTATTCTATCATTCGTCCAGGTATCACGGTTCGTCGTCCAGATGATAATGAAATTGCTTATCATGATGCTTGCCCTGAGTATTCTACAGATATAACCGCAGCGTGGGAAGTCGTAGAGAAAATGTCAAGTTACGATTTTGACGTATCTATATCTCTTTCTTCTAAATTATCAAGCGATGATCTAGAACGTTGGTATTGTGATATGACACATGGTGACGATAATGCCCCTTGGCGTGAGGATTATAAGTTTATTCAGGTGTGGGCACCTACCGCTCCCCATGCAATTTGCTTGGCAGCGCTTAGTGCAGTGTGTGATGCCCAAAATTAAATTAACGTGTTATACGATTTGTAAGGCCGCTCGACAATTTACCTGGAGCGAGGGGTGAGGGATGATTGATCCAAAGGTTAAAGAAGCGTGGCGGCTGTCCAAGCTGCACAAGTGCCTGTTGACAGATCCGGCGTTATGCACACTTCAGGTATTGCGTGACGCTTTTATTCAAGCTGAAGCGATGAGACGAAAAACGAAGTTTGAGGTGGACCATTGGGAATGTCGATTGCAGCGAGTCTATGATGGTTTAATATATCTAGGTCTTAAATGGGATTGTGTAGAATCAGAAAACAGCGAATGGCATTCGAGAACCGATGACGATTGGCGTGCCGAAGTGCAAAGGGAGTTGAGCGATGACTAAGCCCGAAGTTTGCTGTTTGACGTGTCGATATTTCAAGCCGGATTATGGGATTTGGTGTGTGAATGGCTGGACCCGCGACGGCTCAATGGGATGGTGTCAATTTGAACCAGTTATGACCAGAAAGAACGCCGATGACCTGTGCAGCCATTGGACAACTGAGAAGTGGAGACTGATGAGCGATGGTTAAATCAAGGCTCTGACTGCACCGTGTAAGAAAGAGCGGTTGTGAAGATATCTAACGTGATAGTGACAGCGCGTCTTGGTGGTTTGGACGTGATGGTGAACGCGTTTCTGCAGCAGACCATGCCTGTTACCGATTGGGAGTTGATCGTCATTGACGAGTTTTATGCTGACCGAAAAGACTTGTTGGCTAAGGTAGACTTGCCGATACGGCATTACCCGGCTCCCTCGGTAGATGATTTTTACGATAACACGCGGGCGTTGAACGTTGGGGCTACATACTGCGCTGGCGAGCTGGTGACTTATCTCACGGACTATTGTTGGGTGTATCCAGAATATTTAGACACCCATTGGCGCTGGTACGAGCGGTTGGGCTGCGGCATGACACATTATTTGGACCGTTACGCGCCGCCTCCGCTTCACACTGACAGCGATCAACGTTGGACGGTCTTTGAGCGGGAGTTTAACGCTGTGTTTGCCAAAGAGTATTTTGACAAGCACACGCCTGAGTATCAGGAGCGTAAAGGGCGGCTATTCGGGCAGGAGATAGAATTTGGGCTGTGGGAAATACCGGGGCACGTGATTTATTTTATTGGTGACTCTATCCCACTGGTGTTGTTAAAGACCCTTAATGGTTGGGACCAGCAGTATGACGGTGGTAGGGGCATCAACGACATTGATTTAGCTGTTCGGGCGAATGCTCTTGGGTGGCGCTGGGTGTTGAACGTGAGGTACCTGCTTTATAAGTTAGGCACTCAAGAGTCGTTGAAGGCGATCCCGAAGCGTGGCAAACCATACACGCGAACATCGGATGAGAATTATCAGCTGTACTTAGCACGGATCAATGCAATCAATGCAGGGTTGGAGAGCATTGTGACGCCCATAGGACGGGGAGCATGGTCATAGACGTTTAAGCATGAGGCGGCTTGTTAGTCCGTCTCTGTTCATTGTGCATGAGCGAGTTGATCAGCAAGTGGAAGAAGCTCATGTGACGCTGAGGGTGAAATGATGGATCACGTTTATGAGATCGTTGATGCAACAAGCGATGAGCAGTATTGGCCGATCGGTGTTTGCGCCACGTTGGACGATTGTTTACAGGCGTTGGCTGACTGTTATAACCCGCACTCTGTACCATGTGATGACATTGGCAGCGAGAGTTATACTATTGAGATTTACAGGCGCAAGCTTGGATATTTAGATTTATACAACGTTGGGACTTCCATTTACACAATCGAATTTACAGAGCGTTACGATGAAGTGAAGGATGAATACGTTTGTGATCGACGGGATTATTTTGGGGGAGAGAAGTAATGCAGACTTGTAGAATCTGCGGCACCGAGAAAAATTTAGCTCAGCAGCTTTGCGACTTCTAGTTATGTTTTTATCATATTGATGATGCGTTGGAGGTAAGCCATGAAAGTGAAAAGCCTGTTCTTTTTTACAAACGGTAATGTCGCTGCCTTGGACGAAAACGGCGAACAGATACCTGACATTCAAGTAAAAACGTGGATAGATGTGTATCTCGAATTTGTTTCATCAGTATCGGGCCAGCAGCCTGATGATATTGAAGAAATTAGGTTGCCGGATGGTAAGCGTGCCATTCCGTTTAAAACGCCCTATGTCTCACCTTTGATCTCTACATCTGGTTGGAATTGGGAGATTAAGCCATAGGGACCCTCATGAAACCTTTTTTTACCTATGGAGAAGATCCAACTCTTCTGGCTGCTTTAATTAAGGCAACGATGAATATGGGATTGATTCAAAAGTTCGCTTTTGATGATCAAGTTGCTTGGTTGGTGGAAGAGGGAAAAGCGATTCCAACAAGCACATGGGCGGTTATTCAGGCAAGGAAGCGAGGTTGGGAGTTGTGAGCAGAGAATTGATAAGAGAAACGATGAGTGAACCCGCTGAGATTGTGGAAATACCGGGATTGACAGGCCGATTTGTCGAAGTCGCTGCAAGATATGACTACGCGGTCGATAAAAACAGATGTGCCGTCTGCGGTGGATTAGGATTCCCATGGGGAGGCTGGTTCAGTTGTGAATCAGACTATCACTACTCCCTCGTCAACGGCGGTCGCAGCTTTCTGAGAATTTCTCCGTTAGGGGAATCGAGATGAACACACCTGACTGGGCGACCGTTCGGGCAGAAACTTTGGTGCGGCTTGTGATAACACCGGACTATCCTATCGACAAGTCGATTAGCGAAATGACCACATATGAGCAGTGTTACTTTCGTAGATGGGTGCCGCCGATTGCCGTAATGTTGCGCGAGGAGCGGGAGCGCTGTGCGGAAAAGGCGAAGAGCTACCTTGGGAATATCGGCTTCACGAATTGTGAAGTTATCGCCGAGGCAATCAGGAGCGGCAGATAAACGTCATGCCTGACCAACCGACCACATACGAATCCATGATCGAGGACATCGTCAGTCGTGTGATACGACGCGAGCAGGTGAGGCGGTGGACGTTGCGGTTGTCGCGTAATGTTAAGCTTGTAGCAGAAAGTTAGGGCTAGATAGATAAATGATGGAGCTTATTTTTACGAAAGGAAGATAAAACATGTTTAAGATCAAGTTAGGGACAAAGGTAATCAGTACGATTAGCGGGTTTATGGGCATAGCCACATCACGGGCTGAACACCTTAATGGGTGTAACAGATATTGGATCGCTCCAACTGTTGATAAGGATGGCAAGCTGCCAGACGGTTTATGGCTTGATGAGGGGGAACTTGAGGCGTGCAAGCCAGCTTTGGCAAAAAGCACAAAGGAGCACAGCGGTGGCTTTCCAAGCAAGATCAAGTAGGAATATTATAAGGTCATGACTGAGATAAAGAACTTAAACCCAGAGGACGTGTTTCCCGACGCTATCTTGGAGGCGTGGGCTACCGACAACGGATTTACTCCCAAGTAGGCAGCTAGGTGTCATACCGTGCAGCTTCGAGCTATCACGGTGTGATAGCTACGGTGAAAAGATAGCAATAAAACTTTATGAGAAAGGTAAAGATCTATATCTACGAGCACGCTCTTGAGGAGATCTACACCCGTGACGGCTACCCGAACTGCATCCCGTTTTGTAGGCCGGGGGTCGAACGATGGTGTGAGTTGGTTGGACCAGAGGACGCTGAGCTGTTCTACGGCGGCCAGTACAACAAGGCAACCCGTTGGCTGTTGCACCCTAATCGGTTTCAGTTCTTCAAGGGCAATGAAGCCAGGCACGTGTTTGATCTTGAGGGCGACCACTCATTTGAGATCCCCGATTTGGTGCAACCGTGTATCTTGTCGGCCATGAATGCCCTGCTCACCCACCGTTCAGGCTGGAACGTCATGGTGCGCCCGGCCTGTTCGAGGTTCTTGATGGCGCTGATCAGGCGCGGCAAGGGTGTCACCTACGTGCCACCGCAAAAGACCGGCTATTTTTTCAAGGGGCAGCGCGATCCTCACGGTCTGCGTGAAAAGGTGAAAGAGGCGCTAGAGGTGTCCGGCGTGCCGTACCGGTGGGAGTGGACCGAGGGTTGGAACGCTCAAACCAGCGCTGACCAGCCGGTGGTTCAGAGCTATGAGGCTGGGCTGTTGGAGTGGTCCTGGCCGTTGTGCCCTGGCGGGACGGCTAACATGATGACGGTCAGGTTCTACGAGGCCTGTGGGTTGGGGCGGATGCCGTTTGCCATCTCATACAACGACTGGTGTGGGATGGATGACACGACGGACGCGACGGTCCCGATGGAGTGGGCCTCGCCCACCAAGAGCCTGGATGAGTTGGCCGACTGGCTTAGGTTGTGCTTTGAGCGTTACTCGCCAGCCTACGAACAGGAACGGTTTAACAGGCAGGTTCGCAGGTATTTTGAGGACTGCATCATGCATTATTTTGCTGACCCGACCAGGTATCTTCTTGATTGGGCGGCCCGGCGCGGTTTATTTTAGAAGCTGGTTTACTTTTTTGCTAAAACAGCCTATAAGGTAAGACCAAGGGCAGCTATAAGAGGCTTGGCACTAGGTGTTGATGGTCCGAACTCCATATCGCATCTCATTCGCCGGGGGCGGGACGGATTTTGCGGCTTGGTTTACCGAGCAGCCCGGCAGCGTTGTTTCTGCTACCATCAACCGTTACTCCTATCTGACCTTGCGACAGCTACCTCCGTTCTTTCCCTTTAAGAGCCGGTTCGTCTGGTCTTGCGTTGAAAAGATCGATGACCTAGAGGCCATCCAGCACCCGTCAATCAAGTCGTGTCTGAAGTTCATGGGCATCGATAAGCCAGCCATCCAGATCCACCACGACGGGGATCTGCCTGCTCAATCGGGCATGGGCACGTCGGCCTCGTTCACCGTAGGCTTGCTGCACGGGCTGCATGTCCTGCGTGGTTTGGCTGTGTCGCCGAGAGAGTTGGCTAAACACGCCATGCACGTTGATCAGGACCTCACTGGCGAAGTGGCTGGTTGTCAGGACCATGTGGCGGCTGCCCACGGAGGCTTAAATCACGTCAAGTTCGGTCCAGAGCGCCATGACTATTCGCTCACCCGGCTGCCTTTGCATAATGGTAAGTTGGTAGAGTTACAGGAGCATCTACTCTTGCTCTATACCAAGACCCGTGATGGTAAAGCTAGCGAGATAGAAGCCGCCAAGTGGCAAAACCGCCCGCTTCCTGCCCACGATGTTATATTGCGCGACCAGCAAGCCCTTGTAGCTCCAACGATGGACGCCTTGGAAGCCGGTGACCACGAGGAGTTAGCCAGGTTGCTGCGCGAGGGCTGGGCGTTGAAGCGGGCCATGTCTTTTGCGGTGGACAATGATCACGCACTGGATTGCTTTAGACGGGCCGCGGCTGCTGGGGCAAAAGGTGGCAAGCTCTTGGGAGCCGGTGGCGGAGGTTGCCTGTTGTTAGTGGCTCCGCCTGAATCAAAGCAAGCCGTTTGTGAGGCGTTGCCTGATTGCGTGCCGGTGCCGTTTGAGTTTGAGCACCAGGGCAGCCAGCTGATCTACTATGAACCACAGGTGTTAGCCTAACACCGTGAGATAAGGAGGCTTGACTATGCCAGCCTATTGTCCAACGTGCGGCCGCCCGCTTGAGCAGGTGGCCAAGGCTCATGAGACCATCCCTACATGCACAGCGTGCAACGCAGAGTTTTTAGACCCAGGCTTGGGGTGGCGACGAGACGAGGCCTCTGCTGCTCATGGCGAGGCAGAGGCCGTGGTTAGCGTAAAGAAGCTAGTCGCTGAGGATCAAGTCAAGGGTGATCTTGACGATGATGGTCGTTAAAGTGAGGGCAGCCCGTCCTGTGGTACCAGTAAGATTGGCGTTTAATGTCTATTGCAGGCAAGAAAGGTGTGGTTCTTAGGAATGCTACTAGACTTGGGCCATAGGACGGGTGAGCTATGGGTTGGGTAGTCTTGGCTGTTGTGTTTTATGCTTGGGTGATCAAGCAGATGATATTTCCACCTCCGCCAAACCATGTACTGCATCAACCCAGAATGAACCGTATCCCTATCTACGGGCCGGACATAGATTGGCGGCGATGAGTAGCGATCAAGGAAAAGGAAGACCATCAACGTGTCAGAGCAATAGTGGGCTTGGCTGGTAAGCTTAATTAGATGGTTAAAAAAAAGCCACCAGCCCTTAAGGGCAAGAAATACAAGTACGGCGCTAGGTACGGGGACGTTAAGTTCATAAAGGCGCTGAAGGCGTCAGAAGGCAGGATCTATTCTGCCGCTAGACGGTTGGGATGCACGCCAAAAGCCGTCTATGACGCCATGAACAGGAACCCTAAGATAGCTGAGGTGGCCAAGGAGGCGAAGGAGTTCTTGACAGACACGGCTGAGGAGGCGTTAGCCAAGCAGATAAGAGCTGGAGAGGGTTGGGCCATCTGCTTTTACCTAAAGACTCAGGCCAAGGACCGTGGCTACATAGAGCGTCCAGATATCTTGCAGCCGGTTCAGCAGAACTTTACCTTTCAGCAGCGGCAGGAAGAGATGACCGATAACGTTTACGAACGGATCACGCAGCTGATGGGGGCCTTGATGGCGGCTGGTAGGTTATCGTTGCCTGCATCGGTGATCGGTGGCAACGGGGCTTTGACCGTGAACGGTAGCAACGGCTACGATGACGGCGGTCAGGGAGAGGTGCCATGAACAAGGCAGTTGCGGCCTCTGCTATTGATTGGGGTTCGGTGCAGCGTAGCCTGCGCAGTGCGTTTAAGACACCCCAGGAGGCTCGTAAGAAGCTGTTGGAGCCGCTGCTACGGCTGGTACCAGCGACCTGTGTGGTTGATAAAGAAGGCGTGTTGCAGCCAAGGCTTAGCCGCTACATCACAGAAGTGATAGCCAAGGGACGAGGCAACCCGCCGTTGAAAGACCCTACCGAGCAGCAGCGGCGCTTCTTGATGCTAGACTGCGAGGATGCATACTATGGCGGGGCAGCTGGCGGCGGGAAGAGCCTGGCCTTGTTGATGGCGTTCGCGCAGTTTGCTGACGTGCCTGGGTACAACGGTTTGGTCCTTCGCCGCACCTTTGCTGAGTTGAAGATGAGCGGTGCGTTGCTGGACCTCGCTAACAGCTGGTGGTACGGATTGCCTGGCGTGACGCGTCACGAGGGCACGGTGTTTGAGTTTGCTACCTTTGCCGGCGCTTCTTCTAGCAGGTTGACGTTTGGGTATCTTGAAAATGAGAACGATAAGCTTAGGTACCAGTCTGCTAACTTCCACTTTATAGGGGTAGATGAGGTCACGATGTTTTCGGAAGCTGATATCACCTTTATGTTCTCACGCCTCCGTCGAGCTGCTGATAACCCGATACCGTTGAGGTTTCGGTCTGCTAGTAACCCCAACGGACCTGGCCGCCTGTGGGTCAAGGGCCGTTACGTGGATCCAACGACTAGGGGCAACAGGGTGTTTGTTCCGGCTACCATCAACGACAACCATTACCTTGACCGTGAGACCTATAAGAGCAACCTGTCTCGTAACTTGGGGCCGGTAGAGGCTGCTCAGCTGCTGCACGGCGACTGGGACGCGCAGGCGTCTGGCAAGTTTAAACGCCAGTGGTTCAAGCTGGCACGGCTGCCACCGGTTGGGCTGCGGTGCGCGCGTTACTGGGATCTGGCTGCCACGGAGCCTGCACCAGGCAAAGACCCGAGTTGGACCGTGGGGGTCTTAGTTGGTGAGTTGAACGGCCAGTATTACGTCGTTGACGTAAGGCGTGACCGGTTGACGCCAAGGGGGGTTGAGGAGCTGATCAAGCAAACGGCAGCGGTAGACGGTTCAAGCGTAGCGATCAGGATCGAGCAAGAGCCGGGAAGCGCTGGGGTGAGAGTGATTTCAGACTACGCGGCGATCTTGGCTGGTTATGACTTTAGTGGCGACAAGGTGACGGGGCCAAAAGAGCTGCGGACCAACGGGTTCGCTTCTCAGGCCGAGGCGGGCAACGTGTTCATGGTGGCCGGGGAGTGGAACAAAGACTTCTTGGACGAGCACGAGGTGTTTCCTCGCGGCGGTCATGACGACATAGTGGTGGCGACCTCGGGCGCTTTTAACTCGTTGACCGAGTTGAAGCCTATCGATACCTCGATGATCATGCTGCTGGGCAATGAGCGGCCGAGGCCGGACTGGTAATGAATAGCTACATCGACGGTTTCTATCAGCAGCGACAGACCATCAAAGTAACCCGCACTCAACATGCGCTTGTTATTGGTGTTCATGCTGATGCAAGAGCGTTAAAGGCGGCATTGGCAAGGATTCCAGACAACGCACGGATAGTTGAAGTTGAGGAATATGAAAATAGCGACAAGTCGCTTGTTACTCATGCTTCTCTTAGAGACGCGTCCGTGTATATTTTTGAAATTGAAGAGCGGGATAACGATTAGAGGGCAGAGAGACGAGTTGACACGATGGCATCCATCCTAGAGACGCTGCTAGCGTTCCTGCCAGCCTTGGCCCGTCCAAGCAGGCAAGCTGACGAGGTCAAGGACTATGCCAAGGCGTTGCCTCAAGAGCTGCGTAACACGGTCAGCACGGCAGGAAGCTTGTTCGGTTTCACGGGAGCGGCTTTCGCTGGGAGCAAGTTTTTCAACATCTTGCCTTACAACCCTGATGACATGGTGCAGAAGAAGGGCATCAAGATGTACCGCACCATGCTAACCGATGAGCAGATAAAGGCAGCCCTGCTGGCAAAGAAATATGCCGTCCTGTCTACCGGTTATGAGATCATGATGCCAGCCTTGCCCAAGGAAGATGCGAACGATGAGAGCGGGGAGGACGTTGAGGCTGCTCAAGAGGCTGCTGAGGAGCACAAGGAGTTTGTAGAGTTCAACCTTCAAGAGATGACGGGGGCGTTTGACAGCAAGATCCTTGGCATCATGACTGCTCTTGAGTTTGGTTTCTGTTTGCACGGCGATACTCTTATTCATACTCCGAGTGGAGATGTTCCAATTAAAAATCTCGTCGGTCAACAGCCGTGGGTATTTTCTAAGGTTGGTGATGAGTTAAAACTAGCACGCGCAAGTAAGGTATGGCGTACCAAACAAAACGCACCGTGTGTAAGAGTAAACTATGAGTGGTTTACTAATGGTGGTAAGCGTAGACGAGGCTCTATTACTTGCACGGCTGAGCACCCGTTTATGCTCCTAGACGGAAGTTATCGTCAAGCCGGGTCTTTAACACCAGGGGATAGGTTGGCTCCTTATTCTGATAAAATTTCCAATAACAGGTCTTATATTCAAACACGTTATGGTTATGGGAAAACGGTTTGGAGCAAGCGGGCTCCGTGGGTAATATCACAGTTTAGTGATGCACAAATTAGCGGTAATGACCAGGTTCATCATAAAGATGAGAATACTGTCAAAGATGAATCGACGGGTAGGTTTGTGTCGATTCAAAATCATAAGGTTGTTAGCGTTGAGGTCTGTGGTAATTTCGATGTTTACGATATGGAAGTGCCAGGCACCCATAATTTTGCCGCTAATCATGTCTTCGTTCATAATTCGGTGTCAGAAACGTTGTTTTGGGCTATCGATTATGGTCCGTTTAATGGCAAGTGGGGGCTGAAGGACATCAAGACCCGTCCGCAGGAGGATATCGACTTCGCGATGACCATTGACGGTGACCTGCAAGAGCAGGGCGTCCTGCAGCTTGGCAAGCCGTTGCCCGCCGCGAAGTTTGTCATCTACTCGTACCACAAAGAGTGTGACAATCCTTATGGACGGAGCGACCTGCGGGCCGCCTATAAGAGCTGGTGGTGTAAGGACGTGCTCTTTCGGTTGATGCCGGTGGCCATAGAGCGCTATGGCGAGCCTATCGCGGTGGCGTCTTACACAGGAACCATCACCCAGGAGCAGCGCGATGCCGTCAATGCCTTTATCCGCAATCTGCAGAGCCGCTCAGGCATCCTTATCCCAGACAACATCAAGATCGATTTTCGTGACCCGTCCACGGGCACCGGTGAAGCCTTCATGCCTGCTCTTAACCTGTGTGACCAGTACCTAAGGGTGGCGGTGCTGATGCCTGGGCTGTTGGGGTTAAGCGCTGAGCAGCAGACGGGGAGCTTTGCCAGGGCGGTCAAAGAGTTCGACGTGTTCATGTGGATCTTGGGCCAGCTGCGCAAGGATCTAGAGACGGTCATCAACGAGCAGCTCATCAAGCCACTGCTTGACCTCAACTACACCATCGAGCACGGCCAGTACCCGCGGTTCGCGTTCAAAGAGGTCACTGAAGAGATCAAGCAGAAGCAGTTTGAGCTGTTCTTGATGGGGCTTGGCGGTGGGGCGCTGAGGGTCGGCCCGGACGACGAGAACAGGCTGCGGGACCTGATTGGCTTTGAACCGTTGCCTGAGGAGACCTTGGTAGAGGTTCCTGAGCCTGAAGGTCTTGGCGGTGGCGGTCTACAGCCTGGCCAACAAGGAGCACCGCTCGAAGCGCCCTCGCTCGACAACGTGGAGGAAAATGGCGAGCAGCAGTTTAGCTCGGACAACGAGGCTGAGTTGATCGCTTACATCCAGGAGCTGCGGGATGACAGGTAGCATTAACCTTGGAGGCATGACGGCTTATGCGTCTTAATAGATCAGTGATGATAACGATGGTGGTTATGGTTCTAGCGTGGCCATCTCAGCCGTGCGCTGGGCAGCCAACATCGCCAGGTGGCATCTTGCTTAAGTGGCAGGATAACGCAGCCGATGAGACTTGGCAGATCATCTGGCGGAAGCAGGCCAAGGGCAACCCGCACTGGTACGCGGTGATGTCGGTGGAGGCCAACGTCACGGCATATTTAGACGACGAGGTGAGGCCGGGTAGAGAGTACTGTTATCAGGTAGTGGCAGAAGGAGCTGGTGGGTCAAGTCAACCCAGCAACGCGGCGTGCGCAGTGGCACCATAGGAGGATGCGTATATGGCAGGTGTGAAAAGAGTTGGACAGGTTATCTTATTGGCGGTGGTCATGCTTGCATGCGGAGGCATGGCCTACGCGCAGAGCGAACAGCTGAAGCTTAGCTGGCAGGATAACGCGGCTAACGAAGACGGTACAAAGATTGAGCGCGGCACGGCATCGGCGGGACCGTTTGCTGAGATCTTTAGCTTGGTAGGGGCTAACCTGGTGGTGTTTACAGACAATAATTTACCGCAGGCGACCACCTACTGCTATCGGATCAGAGCGTTCAACGCTGGTGGTTTTAGCGGTTATTCTAACACGGCTTGTGCTACTACCCCGGCGGTCTTGGCGGTGAGCTTGATCGGTAACGGATCGGGCGCGGTGTCATCTAGTCCTGTTGGCATCAGTTGTGGCACTACGTGCTCAGTCAAGCTCGCAGGCAAGTCAACCGTCACGCTAACGGCGGCGGCTGCTGCGGGATCGTTCTTTGCTGGCTGGGGTGGGGCGTGCTCTGGTACGGGGTTGACATGCACGGTGACGATGGACGCGGCTAAGAGCGTCACGGCATCGTTCACGGCTATCGCTGCTCCGGCTGCTCCGAGTGGGTTGACAGCTACTCCAGTGCTACCGTAAAGGCGTTAGATGATCACGATGCAGCCCGACAGCTATCATCGTTTTCAAGGTTTAGAGACGTTCATTAAAAGCGGCGGCAAGCATTTGTTGGCGAGCAACTGTTGAACGTAGTCTTGGGTTGGAGGCCATGATGAGCAACCTATCACAATGCTCAATCCATGAGTTAAAAGCCGAGCTAGACAGGCGATACGATCCCTCGTGGTGCCGGAAGTGTGGCAAGCAAACGGCGGATACGTGGTATGTGTGTCCCGAGTGCGAGAGTAGGCAGAAGGACGCCTTGCGCTATGCGCGTAAGAGCAAGCCCTATGAGCCGGACCTGGATTGGCGCAAGTGCCCGAGATGCGGGATCGAGTGGCGCGGCTTTGTTGCCGACCATGTCTGTAGATTGGGCGGTGAGTGTGGCTAGATCGATAAAGCGCAGCTATAACTTAAGCGTTGGCCAGATGCGCATGCTTTGGCACATGAAGCACACGCTGGCCTTGCTTAGCCAGGACGTTGACAAGATGTTAGAGATTGACTCCCATGTAGCCACGACGCTGAGTGTCACGGCGTTGAAGCTGCAGGAGCTTCTCTATAACGTCTCGGGTAGCGATAAGTGCAACCCTTACAGTAAACGAAGCTTGATCGTAATGGATAACAAAGACATGAGGGCGATCCGATGACCATGATCTATAAGGTGGGTCTATCCGAGGTGCCGTCGTTGAAGGACGGGGATGAGCTAGCGGCCACTTATGAGTTGCCTGTAAATGAATTTGCAGTCGTTCCAGAAGAATCAGATCACTCAGTCAAGCGCAGGCCTGGCAGGCCGCCTGGCATCACAAACCCGAACGCAGGGGGGAGGTTGAGCCCTAAGAAAAAGACAGTCAGTGACTATCTTGATGACCGATGGCGCCGGGTTGAGACATTTGTGAGGGCATGGGAAGAATCGAACAGTCGGGAAGAGGTAGCTCGTAGGTTAGGTCTTGTGCCTGGTACCGTTGCGAGTAAAGCTACTCACTATCGTAGGCTGGGCCTCGAGTTAAAACACATGCCAAGAAATAATTCCGTGGATGTGGGCGCTATGAACAAGTTAATCCGCCGCATTCGGGAAGAGCAGCTGGCTAAGCAGTTCGACAAGGTGAAGCATGGCAACAACAGCGGCAGTACCGACTAGCATCATACTGCGGCCTGACTTTCTTGACAAGCTGATCAAGCTGGCTCAGTTGAGGCAGCTAAACACGCAGCGGGTAAAGGTAAGGAGCCACAAAGCAGTTAAGAAACAGCACGGCCGTGATTTTGTTACCGCCTACGTCTCTAACGGCGACGGCTACCGGCTGGCACTGATGGGGTTTGACTTTCTGCCAGAAGAACTGGAGTTGAGGCGGAAAGAGTTTGCGGTATACCTAGAGCGTAGCGGTATCGATAGGGAGACGGCTACGCGTGAAGCTAGCGGGTTAAAGCATAGCTGGGAGTTTGCAGCGTATCATTTGTCGAATGAATGATACGGTCATCAAGGCGGATGCATTAATAAAAGACTGGGTACAATAATCATGGAAGCCGATTTTAAACATCTCGGTAAATCTTTCTTTCAGACTCTCCCTCCGTGGCGCGGTCAGTTAGACCTTACACCTGATAGCATAGGGTTGAAGCTATTTGACAAGTATTGCGAGGTGCGGGGATACCATGAACCTGGCGGTCATAACCAATTGAAGCATGGAAGGCATGGTGCTGATGGTGGTGTAGTTATCGATACCAAAAATGGTCGGGCATTTGCTGGGCAATCACTACAGACTAAAGAGCGATGGTCAAAACTTAAAACGGGTGAGATGGGTGAACAGATAGCGGTTGGGTATTTACAATCACGCGGTTATGGGGACGCTCAGAAGTACGAGTTTAAGGGCAGGAACAACTTGCCGGTGGACCTTGTTCATGACCATGAGCTATTCGAGATCAAGGCAGGCTTGGTGAGTAATCGACCAGATGCACAAAAGTGGCGGCTTACCAAAGGGCAACCGAGTGTTAAGGAAGCGGCGTGGCTTAAGACAGCGTCATCAACTGCAAAGCTGGCGTGGAACAAAAAGAAAGAGGCAATGATCGTCAAGCGCAAGCATGAATTGGTGCGGCAACTATCGAAGGAAGTGGGCCATCCGATAAAGCTTAAGACTATGACAATGGTGATTAACCCGGATACGCGCCGAGCTGACATTCATGTATTCGACGGCACCCACCCGGTTATTCGGTGGAGATCAGACGTAGCGACTAAAGGTTACGTTGGGACGGTGAAGTTTTAATGGCCACCTTGGAAGAAGTCGAGCAAGAATTCTCAGAAGAACTGAATGCTGAATCACAAGCGTGGCTTGAAGGCATGCAGCGATTGTTGGCGAAGAAGTATCGCCATGACAATCACTCCTACCAGCAACGCCCTCTCCGTCCAGCCGAGAAGCGCGTCAACTTTGCCGCCATCAAGAAGATCCTCGATGAGGACGCTGTGGTCTTTGACCTGCGGCTGCGCGAGATCATCAAGCAGACCCGCGACTCCCTCTTACGGCTCATCAACGAGCAGGGTAACAGCCTGTCAGCCGAGTTCGTGCGGTCGTTGAGGATAGACACCGGCCCGCAGTTCGCCACCGAGACGGAGCAGTACCTGATGGGGGTATGGCGCAAGAACCGTGATCTAGCCGTGGACGAGTTACCCTACACCGTGCGTGAGTCGGTGGGCGTGAGCATGATCAGACGGTATCACGAGTCGGTTGGTAGTTATTTCAAAGCTGCCGGTACCTCTTTACACGGTTATCAATCTGCTTTTGACCCTGACAAGATCGCCAACTACTTCTTGAACCGCTCCAACTACGTCAAGGGCATCGTGGACATGGAGCTGTGGAAGCAGACGAGCACGCAGCTGTGGGAGCACCTGAAGGGCGGGCGCACGTTGATCGAGACGATGGGCATCCTGCGGAACCTGTTCGAGCCGTGGGTGGGTGACCCGACCAAGCTCGTCCCGAGCGGCGTCACCGGCACGGCGGAGGACATCCTTCAGGCCTACCGGCTAGAAACGATAGTGAGGGTGGAGACCTTGACCGCCTTGTCGCAGGCCAGGAGCGCGGTGGCCGAGGCGGCGGGCGAGTACGTGATCGGCATGGAACACAGCAGCATCTTGGACTTTAGGACCACGGACCTTTGTGCGTTAGCTGACGGCATCAAGATCAAAAAAGATGATCCACTGCTGGTGAAGCTGACGCCGCCGCTCCACTGGAATTGCAGGTCACTTCACGTTTACGTGACCGCTGACGATGTGCCCGTGGAGTGGACGAGCCAAGCCAAGCTAGACAGCCTGGTAAGGCAGGTACCTGCTGGATTTAAATAAAAGGGGGTGTGACTGAGTGGAACAGGCAAAGATAGAGAAGCTAACGTTGCTGGCTAAGTTCTTTACCGTGTTGTTTTGCGCTGGGTTGGGCATAGTCGGTGGGGCAGCGTGGGTGGTGCTGGTCAAGCTGGTAGTGCTGACCATGGAGTTGGGGTTTGATGGTTGGTGGTACGCGGGGGCAGTGGGTGCTTTCTGTGGCGGCTTGTTTGGCCTGCTTGTGTGTAAGGACCATGCTGGATGAACTGTGATGCTAACAGCAGCGGTGTGGTGCTGACGGACAACGACGACGTGCGGCTGATCATGCAGAAGTTCGAGTCGGCGTTGATCCAGTGTTTAGACGAGATCAGCAGGCGTCAACAGTTCAAGGTTGAGCGCCGCCGCGACTGCATCTACATGGAGATTGTGACTACGTTTAGGGTACCGTTTGGTAAATAAAAGTGTAAAAGTGTAACAAGTAGGAGGGTAGCTTATGGTAAGATCGAAGGTGAAAAAGAAAAAGATGGATCAGGCCTATAAGAAGGCTCTTGAGGAGATCGATAAAGAAAAGATTAACGAGTTGAAGGTCATGCTTAAGGCCACGCTTGATGCCATCTTTGACAAGCATCAGGAACAAAAGCAATTGGCAGCCGAGATCAGGTTTTTGCAGGATGACCTGAGCGACTTGAAGGCTGGCCGATTAGACAAGCTCAAAAAACGGCGAGAGAACGACAAAGAGCTGGCTAGAGTTGGTAAGATTGATTTGCCAAAGGTCGAAAGGTTTGAATACGTACCGAAGCCCTACTGGTCTATCACTGGTACTGAAACCTCAACAGCTGTGGCAACCACTAACCTAGCCCATCTGGTAGACACCGCGTTACGGGAAGGCAATAATGGCCAAGTTTAAAGACTTTGAAACGGTGTACGGCAAGCTGGGCAACCATCCGGGGCTTCTTCAGACCGACCAGGCGATAGCCTTGTACAACACGGCGCTTAGTTGCGGCCAGAAGCCGGTGATCGTTGAGCATGACCCGGACGGGGGTCGAAGCACGGTGGTCTTGGCGGCAGCGGCCTGTAACCTGGAGGGCAAGGTTCACGTGCAGGTAGATTGGTCTAGCCAGCCAGATGGAGCTGAAGCATGGTTTAACAAAGCCGTTAAGCTTCACCGCATAGGCCCGCAGGTAGCGGTGAACGGGGCTGCCCCTGAACGTGCTGACCTGCTGGTGGTCAGGCACGCCAGCCAGGTCAACGGCACCGCGGCTAAACGTATCTTCCTATTGGCCGCTGGTGAGGATATGGGCGACGAGTGGGGGCTGCAAGAGGGCACCCGAACATACTCCATCTGGGGGCCTAAAGATAATGTATAAAAATATTGGTTTACTTTTAAGATAAAACAGGGTATAGCTAAAATTAACTTAGGGTACCTGTTACATCGGCCCGTCGCATGGAGCGGCGCGAGGCTTGGCAAAGAAGGGGCCTTGAGGTTAATGCGGTTAATTTCCGCAGACCTCAAGGCCCCTTTTCTTTTATGCGCGGAGATAAAGAGATGCCAGAAGGTAAGAAGCTAAAAACCGCAACCATCAACGGGTTGGAGATCTTCTCTGCCGGTAGCTATAACGGTGACAAGTATAGCGAGTCGGATCTTGATGAGATGGTTAGGGCTTTCGACCTGGTCAACTTCAAGCCTACCGTCAAGGCTGGCCACGCTGATGGTCAAGAGGATGAAAACGCTGCTCGTAAGGTATTTGGTGCCCCGGCTCTTGGATACGTGTTAAAGATTTATCGGCAAGGTAAAAAGCTATTGGCCGACGTGGCGCAGATTCCACGCCGTTTTGCCGATCTAATCAACGCGGGGGCCTACAAAAGGGTGTCGGCGGAGATATACTGGAACTGGAAGTCTGGTGACTCCGACGATCACACCAAGTATCCTCGCGTGCTTAAGTCCATCGCTTTCCTCGGTGCTGAGATTCCCGCCATCACCAGCCTCAAAGAGATCGAGGCCCTTTACCAAAGAAATGACAGCGGCGGTTTGTTTGCCTACGACGAGAACAAGAACGAGTTCCACGTGTATGATTACAGCGTGCCGATGGCCGTGCCGTCCTCGATGGCCGAGTACCTGATGAACGTTCCGCGCAAGTCTAAAGATGAGGCCGGTTATGAGACCGAGGCCACCGAAGAGTTTTGCCGCGGCTGTAACTTTTTCCTTCAGGGTTGGAAGGCGTGCTCTTTAGTGGAGGGACAGATCGCCCCTGATGGTAGCTGCGATCTATTCGAGCCGCGAATGGCTGTTTACGCTAAAGAGGACGAGGAGGCTCAAGAGTTCGCCGCGTACATGATCAAGCAAGAAGGTAAGGGCTTCACGGTGCTTGACCCCAAGGGTAAGCGCATCAAGACCTGGGACACGCTAGAAGAGGCTAAGAATAGCCTGGCCGGATACGACTATAAGATCGTCAAAGCGGCAAGCAAGGATGATGAGCTTATGGAGTATGCTATCGACGGCGTTCACGTCTACATGATCCGCAAGCGTGGCGATGAGTGGTTGGTGCTCACCGAGGACGGGTCCAAGGTCTTAGGCCGCCACAAGACGCGCGAGAGCGCGCTCAATCAGCTACGCGCCGTCGAGGCGAACAAGCGCAGGCACGATGGCGAAGACAGTGATCAAGACTCAAGGAGGGATGCTATGCACACGGTTAAACGCGACGGCATGTTTTACGTCATGGATGAAGACGACAAGATGGTAAAGAAGTTCCCCACCAAGAAAGAAGCTGACGACTATTGCAATCAGCAGAAAAAGCAGATGAGTGATGGCTCGGCGGGCGCGGGCGAACCATCCGAGCTAAACAGTGGTTCGCCCGACACAGACAACACAGGAGGTGCCGAGATGGCATTGAATGAAAAGCAATTGCAGGAAGAGCGCGACAAGCTAAAAGCTGAGTTCGACGCCAAGGAGGCCGAGCTGCGGAAGCAGTTTGAGCGGCAAATGACAGATGCCAAGGCAGACGCCGAGCAGAAGCAAGCTCAATTGGAAAAGCAGGCCGCTGAGGAAAAGGTCCGTATGGAGGCCAGGGTCGAACGGCTGGAGAGTGAACGCAAGGCGACGGCCATCAACACGTGGATCGACTCTCAAAAGAAGGCTGGCAAGCTGCCCCCGGCTCAAGAGGGCGCGATGAAGGCGATTCTGTTCTCGTTGCCTGATGACAGCGAGCGCGTCGTCAAGTACAGCCAAGAGGGCAAGGACGTGCAGGTGAGCCTAGCTGACGCCATCAAGGGGTACGTTGAGAATCAGCCGTCGATCTTCAAGTCCTTGAGTCAGTACGGCGAGCCTGACGAGGCCCAGCCGCTGTCGGATGCCGGAGCTGAGATCGAACGGCGGGTGAAGGAATATCAAGCGAAGGACAAGTCGGTCGCCTATGGTGACGCCCTACGCTCGGTGTTGAAGGATGACAAAGAGTTGGCCACACGGTGGAGCCAGCTGAAGAATTAACCTGGCGTCTTGTTAGACTGCACGAGGCGCTAACGATTGTAGGAGGTTACTACCATGCCTGAAGTCAGAGGTGGATATATCAAAGCAAGTTACGTGGCGAGTGGAAACTTGTCGCAGTATAGGTTCGTCGCGGCAGCTGGTGTGGACGTGTGGCACAGCCCAACGTCAGGAGACGTGGTGTTGGGTGTCACGCTCAACCACCCGAACAACAATGAAGAGGCGACGCTGGTCACCTTGGGTCACGCTAAAGTATTGGTGGCGAGCAGCCTAGGGGCTAACGCCAGGGTCATGAACGGGGCCAACGGTTTTGCCGTAGTGGCTACGTCTGGACAGTTCGTGGCTGGGCGGTTGATCAGCAACGCTGACAGCGGCCTGCCCGCCGAGATGATCGTCAGCGGCTACATGACTGATGCCATCGGCTAAGGTCTTTGACAAACGAACAGGAGGCAAAATCACAATGGACGGTACACTGAGACATGACATTAAAAAGTACGCTCAGGCGACTGGCCGTGATCTGCACATTGACGGGCCGCTGACTAACTTAACGGTCGGCTACCGTCCGCAAGGGCTTATCGCCCCACAGATCTACCCGCCGGTGCCAGTAGCGAAACAATCGGACGTTTACTACGTGTGGACCAAGGCCGACTGGCTGCGCGTCCCCACGGCCAACCGTGGCCCAGGAGCACCCACGCCTCGGATCACCTTCTCGGTCGGCTCGCAGACCTACTTCGCTAATGGGTACGGGTTAGCGATGGAGATGCCTTGGGAAGACTTGGACAATGCGGATGACTCGCTGGAGCTAAGGGTCTCGGCGGCCAACTACATCACCGACCAGCTCAACCTGGCCTGGGAGGATCGGTTAGCCACCACGCTGATCAACAACAGCAATGTGGGCAGTTGGGTATCGCTCGGCAACACGTGGGGCGACCAGGTCAACGGCGCGCCGGTCAGCGATATCTTCACGGGCTTTGAGTCCATCCGCAGCACTACTGGGATGGAGCCCAACACGATGATCCTGTCGGGCCGGGCATACAACAACCTGCGCCAGCACCCGGAGATGATTGACTTTGCTCGTGGCAAGGGCAACACCACCGGAGGCGGAGTGACGGCGGCTGAGCTCGCAACTGCCTTTGGCGCTGGGGTGCCGAACTTCAGGGTGCTGATCGGCAAGGGCGTGAAGAACACGGCAGGTGAAGGGGCCACGGGCGCTTATACCGAGATCTGGTCCACGGCCTGCGTGCTGCTGCACGTGTCGCCTACGCCGGGGCGCATGGTGCCGAGTCACGGCTATACGTTCCAGTGGCGGCCGGCAGGCTTCCCAGCGCCCTTTACGGTCACGCGCCGCAACGACGAGAACACTAAGACCGAAGTAGTGGAGATCCTTCACTACCAGGCAGAATCGGTGGTCTCGACGGACCTGGGCTACCTGATCGTGAACTGCTAAGACAAGGGAGGCACAGCATATGCCTTGGATCGCTGCTCAAAAGATGGAGACGAAGAGATTTACCATGGCTGAGGGGATGCCTATCCCTTACCAGGGCCACACGGGGTTCCGCAAGCAGCTTCAAGAAGCGTTTGGCCAGGGATGCATCGTGTGGCAGGAGGAGGTAGGGCTCGATCAGCTACGGAAGATAGAGACCGAGCTGACCATCTTGCGCAAGGAGAACACCCAGCTCAAAGCGAAGTTGAGCCAGCGGACCAAGCTGAACGTTTAACGTCCGAGGTCTGCCGCTTTAAACGGTTGGCAGATAGGAGGCATCAGTCATGGCAGAGCTTTACAAGCAAAGATGGGGCGCAGGCGCGTTTATGCAAACGGCTGGCGGTCCAGTGAGCTCCCTCACAGGTCTTGCCGTGTCGTCATCGTTTGTCGGTAACACCAACATACGCGGCATCGGTATCATGAACAGCGGCACGGCTGTGTTGTCTGTCTCTGCGCCTGGGGTGGCCAGCGGTAGCGTGATCTTGACAAACCGTTACATGGGCACCACGGCCATGTCGTCTGGGCAAGCCATCGTAACGGCGGCTCAATCGGTCAGGGCCGGAGCGTTTGAGATCGTGTGCTGCGCTAGCATCGCGCCGAACGCGGCGATGCCGATATCCTGGTTCGTGATCCAGTAACGGAGGTGCGTGATGGGCACCACGTTCATTGACGGCCACTCGCGCAAGACTCTTTATAGCAACACCGCGCTTAGCTACACGGGCAGCACGGGCGGGGCCTTGGGCGTGTTTTACTGCGCCCAGTACTCCCGTCTGGCGGGCTTCGTGACCAACATCTCGTCGGTGACGCTGCGTTACCAGCTGGGCGTGGACAGCAGCGCCTTCCAGGTGAGCAGCAGCATCGTCATCAACTCGGGGGGCGCTGTAGTAGATCTTCTCAACTATGGGAACCACGTTAACCTGTCGTTCAGCCAGGCGGCCAGCCAGACAGGCATCGCGGTGTTGATCTATGGAGAGCCGCTAAGATAGGGACAAAAACACAACGTGAAAGAGGGCAGCACAGTGAGATACAATCTAGACATAACGCTGTTGTGCATGGGGATGCCGATGGCGGGCGACACGATCCCGTCAGGCAAGTCGCTCGGTGGATCGGAAACGGCAGCCGTGCAGGCGTCAGAAGCTTTAGCTAAGATCGGCCATCGGGTGTCTTTATTTTGCATGACGGAGAAGCAGCACGAGGCCAACGGGGTTGAGTACAGGCCGATGGGCTGGGTACAAAGCACCGCGGGAGGCCCTCAGTTTCCGAAGGGCTTTTTTGACCACGCTCGGTCCGTGCCGACCGACGTGATGCTGGTTCAACGCCAGCCGGTCATGTTTCAGTTTGACTACCCATCGAAGTGCAACGTGTTGTGGCAGCACGACTTGGCTACCAAGACAGGGCCGAGCAACTTTGGCGGCTTTATCTGGAACCTGGACAAGATCCTAGTCTTGTCAGAGTTCATGAAGAAGCAGTATCAGGCGGTCCATGGTGGCGTAGATGCTTTATACCACGTCACACGCAACGGTATCGACCTGTCGTTGCTCGATTCGGTGCCTGATCAGGAGCGTGACCGTTTCAAGCTGATGTTCACGGCTCGTCCTGAGCGCGGGCTGGACATCCTGTTGACGAGGGTGTGGCCAGAGATCATCAAGCGTGAGCCACGAGCTAGGCTCTACGTGTCGCGCTACGAGGATCCCAGCACGCTGCCTCTATACAACGAGCTAGCCGAGGCAGCCAAGCAACACGGCGACTCAGTGCAGAACCTAGGTAACCTTGGTAAGCAGGAGCTCTACAAGCACTACAAGCAGGCGAGGTTGTTCGTCTACTCGTCAGTCTTTGAGGAGGTCTCCCACATCACGAGCCAAGAGCTAGGGGCCTGCGGCACGGTGATGTTGGGACCGTGGAAAGGCGCGTGTCCCGAAACGTGTGCTGGCACTCACGTGCTTTTAAAAGAAGACGGGGCCATCGGCCTGGCTGGTGAGCCTGTCGATCCTGGGTTTAAAGCGCCGTCTGACGCCTACATCAGGGCGTTTATCGATCAAACCATCGATCTTATCCACAATGATCAGCGGTGGGAGAAGCTGTCAAAGGCTGCTCGTCAGCGAGCCGAACGGTGGACCTGGGGGCCGGTGGCTGAAGAGTGGACAGAGCTTTTTCATGACATCATCGGCGCTAAGACATCTGACACCAAGCGGATGGTCAAGCACTTCTTATTCAACTCCGACGTGCTAGCGGCTAGGCAGCTGGCGGCCAGGCATAACGACCCCGTCTTGCATCGGGCCGTCGATAAGTACATTGACCGCCACGTGCCGTTTATGAACGTGAGTGATTCCGAAGCGCGCCGCCAAACGCTGGCTGAGTTTTACGAGCAGCGTAGCGGCGGTGCAGCGGCGGATTTTCGCACGGCCATGTGGGCAGATACTGAGCCACGATGCCGAGAGCTGGTGGCTTGGTTGGGTCAGCACGACGATGTTAAAAGCGTGCTTGACTACGGCTGTGCTCATGGGGGGTATGTCCGGGCCGTCTCCAATGCGCACCCTGCCCTCGGCGTGCTTGGGGTGGACGTATCCCCGTCCCTCATCCGGTGCGCCAACGAGCTGAGGACCTCACGCTTGGCCGATGGCGCACCGGCCTTCCTTCACCCTGAACAGGTAGCCTTCAAGGTAGGCGATGAGACCATGGAGCTTGAGCAGCAGTTTGATTGCGTAAATTGCATGGAGACGCTTGAGCACGTGCCTGACCCTTGCGAGTTTGTTGCTCAGGTCGAGCGTCACTGTAGGCCGGGCGGATGGATGGTGTGGACGGTGCCTACTGGCCACATTGAGCGGAACGAGTTCGTGATGAAGGGCAACTCTCCCTGCCACCTGACCAGTTGGGACAAGCATGACGTTTACGAGGTATTTGGTCACCGTAAAGAGTTCTCGGTCACTCACCTCAGCAGCTACCAGGAGCTAGAGTTAGACAGGACCTTTGGCGGTTGCTTCTTTATCACCTATCGCAAGGACGACAAGCCAGTCGGCAAGATAGACTACGAGCGCAAGTTATTTCTGCAGGGGCCACGAGAGACGGTGGCGTTCTGCCTGATTGCCAACAACGAAGAGGCCACGCTTCACCGTTGCCTGCGGTCGGTTACTAAGATGGCTGATCAAATCGTGGTGCTTGACAATGGCCCTTCGATAGACCGCACCACCAACGTCGCCCTAGAGTACACAGATGACGTGCGGGCGGGCACGAACCCGTTCTTCTGTTACACCCATCTGATGCAGCACGACCCAATGACCATAGACCCGGCAACGTGCAGGATGGCTGGGTTCGAGACGCCGCGCAACGAGAGCATCGAGGACGTGTGGACAGACTGGGTGCTGTGGATCGACGCAGACGAGCAGCTGTTAGACTGGGGCGGTTTGTGGAAGTACCTGAGAGCTAATTACCTGCATGGTTACGCCATGCCGCAGTACCACGTGGCCGTTGATCCGGCTGGGGTGTTGAAGAAAGACATCCCGGTCAGGCTGTTCCGCAACGGTGTAGGCATAAAATTTTATGGCTGTTTGTCTGGAGATACTTTAATCAGTACAGCTAAAGGAGCCCTAGCCATCAAAGATTTGGTCGGACAACGACCTTGGGTTTATTGTTACGATCACCAGAAGGCAAGAATCTCTATCGAACAGGCTAATTGGGTAGGCATGACGCGTCGTCAAGTTAAGGTGTTAGAGATAGAGCTAGATGATGGCACCATTATTAAAGCTACTCCAGAACATTTATTTTTACTGCGAAAGGCATGGAAGGATGTTCAGCCTGGAGATTATGTACCAGCCTCTGAGTTAAGACCGGGAATGAGGTTGATGCCATGTTATCGGCTGAAAGATGGACGTAGTCCTGTTAACCGGGGATGGCGGATCGCACAACGTGGTACCGGCATGGTAGTCGATGAGCATCGGTTTATATATGAGACGATCAACGGTCCGATCCCTAAAGGTTATCATGTCCACCATAGGGATCATGATCCGATAAATAATGATCCAAGTAACTTACAGCTATTAACCGCTCGGGAGCATGCGCTGCATCATAATGTAGGTAGGCATGTTAGCGAGGATACTAAAAAGAGGATAGTCGACAATCACGCTCCATGCGATGGTGCCAATAATTCCATGTGGGGTCGACGGCATGGCAGCGAAACTAAAGCGCTGATCGGCGCTAAGAGTAGATTGAGGGGAGCCGGGCAAAGGTTAAATCAAGTTTGGACTATAGAAAGGCGTGCCGAACTTAATAAGAAGACTTGGGCTGATCCTATAGTGAGGCAGAAAAGAATTGAAGGTATTCGTCGAGCTGCTAGGGCCAGGGCAGCCAATCACAAGATTGTAGCTATCAAAGATGGCGGTGTTGAGGATGTTTATAACATTGAGATGCCCGCGCCTAATCACAATTTTGTTGCTGGAGGGGTAATTGTTCATAACTGCGTCCACGAGCACGCAGAATTCGGCATCAACAAGGGCGTGGGCCAAGGCTGTATGCTGATCACCGATGTTCACATCCACCATGACGGCTACCTAACCGAATCCATTAGGCGCAAAAGGTTTTGGCGTAACTTTAAACTGCTTCAATGTGACCGTGTCAAGTACCCGGAGAGGATACTGGGGATCTTCCTCTACGACATCCGTGACGAGATGCACGTGGCCAAGTACGCGATGGAGGCTAACGGTCACCGGGTGACGCCAGACGTGAGGCCGCACCTAGAGAACGTGATCAGGTCTTTCCGCAAGCACTTCTTGACCAATGAGTACGCCTTCTTGAGTGAGGACGCCTTGAACTATTACTCCGAGGCGCTGGCGCTGATGGGTGAGGGCACGGAGGTGTGCGTGAGCATGGACGTTAAGCCGCAGGGAGCCGCGCTCAACGGCACGTGTAAGTTTAGAGCCGCCGACAAGGAGGAGGCTCGTAAGATCATCGACAATCTATTGACAGCAAAGTTTTTCCCTTACGAGGGAACATATGCCAAGTGAGAGAGGGTAAGGCAGCGTGTCAGATGCGTCGCTAGAACCACAGGCAGAGATCAAGGTCAGGGTCTACAGAGCGGCTACGGATCAGTGGGAAGATATAACAGGAGGTTTCAATGGCAAACGTTTTTACAACCTGCGGCACCGCATGGCTTGCGCAGCTAATAAATGCCACGATTACTACAACTACATTTCAGATTGGTTGGGGCGAAGGCACCGGGACGGCTGCGATAGCTGACACGACGTTGTTTACCGAGTCGCACTCACGGGTGGCGGCGGCGGCAAGCATCAGCGCGTTCAATCAAAACCAGTGGATCGCGACGATGACGGCGGCTGCCGTAGCATCGATCACCAACGCTGGGTTGTTTAACAACAACTCTGGCACGCTGCTGATCAAGGGCAACTTTAGCACGGTGGCCTTGGCAACGAACGACCGCATTGAGTTCACGATGACCCTCACGAACTCGGGCTTGGCGACATAAGCGCCGCGTGATGAGCAGCAAGAGCGAGTGACGGTAATGCAGGATGTTGTTTCGTTCAAAAGGAGGGCAGCATCGACGATCTAAGTCGACAAGCTTCCTAGAAAGCGGACGACACCGCAAAGGCAAGCCACCGCCCAGAGTCGCAGGCAAGAATGTTGGTTTTTGGTTCAGTCCAGGTCAGGGGATTCACAGGGTGGCAATCGTGGCGGCATTGTGCAACATTCCAGAGCTAAGATTATGGAGCAGCGCACCTTGGTTGGTCAACGTGCGTGCTGCTGTCATCGCCAGGGTTGTTGTCTCACGGATGCTGTTCCTCGAGCTAAACGTCTCAGGGGCAGCATCGATCCTTTCAGCTGTCAGTCGACGGCGCTTTCTCGCTATCGCTAGCAATGTAATAACGGCCTCGGTGGTTGCCGGTGGGCGCAGGCTGTTCACCAACCTAACGGCGCGAGCGGCTGTTACTGGAGGCTTGTCTCCGATACCGATACGCCCGGTGGCCGTGGCTGCTAGGGCTGTGCTGGCCTCTAGCTCGTCAAGGCTGTTGCTGTTTGGGCGGCAGGTATCGAGCAAGGCCGTGTCAACAACAAACGCTGGCAAGATGCTGTCGTTAAACCAAGCGTTAAGCGCCTCGGCGCTGTTGGTTGGGGCGGTCAGCAGCGACCGCGGCTTGGTGTCGGTCACCGTTACGGCTTTGACGGCAATGGTAGGAGAGGCAACGAGGGATATTCTCCGTTCCCAATTGATCCAAGCTAGGCAGCTTAGCGCAGGGGCCTTTGCTAAGATTGGCGTGCTTCACGCTCAGGCTATGGACCTAGCCGCGTTGATCGCTGCTGATATCCCCCGCCCAGTATCGGTAGGGACATCGTTAGTGGCTATAGAGGCTGTGTGTCACTCTACAGTGGCTATCATTGTGTTGCTGGGTAAGAACATAGCAACGTCGATGATTGCCGTTGCTTCGGTGTCGCAAAGCAGCAGGTTGTTTAGCACGGTTATTGAAGCGGCGACTGCGGCTAGTGCGGCCATCAACGAGACGGGTTGGAGCATAGGTAAGTTCATCGAAGGTGCTGTCGTCAACATCGTTGACACGCTCCTCGTTGAGCACGGGATCATCTTGAAGGCGTTGGATGTTAGCATGACGGTAACGGGCGAGGCGTGGAAGGACGCCACTCTATTTTATAACGGGGCACTGGTGAAGACCGTGGCCGACGTTGGTGCAGCACGTAAGGGCATCTCCGCTGCGCTAAGAACCTTGCCTTACAATCTGGCCATGTTTGGTTCTCACTCGTTACCTAAGGCTCCAGCACAGATCTTGATTGACGTGGTTACGCACTCAGCGGTTGATATCAGTAAAGACGTAGAGATGTTTTTCTTGACCGCTCTCGTAAGCACGTCAGGGCGCGTGTCAGCGTTTACAGGTACGATATTGGCAACGTTGAACCGCGTGCCGTTCATGTGGTTTCGTTGGGGCACTAAAATTCCAGTCGTCTATCCATCAACGGGTCCGCGTTATGGTGGTGCGGGCACCAACAGCGCCATTGAAGGCGACGTGGCTTGGACCAATCCAGGCTTTGCAACAGCCTCAAACGATCAATACGCTGCAGCTGTCCTCGGCAACCAGACGAGTCAATGGTTGGTGGTGACACAGTTCGGCTTTGATCTAAGAGAAGGGGATCAAGTAACAGGCATCAAGGCTGAGGTTGAGTGCAAGTGCTTATCATCGTCTAGCACGTTGGTAGCGCGATTGGTCAAGGCTGGAGTCATCCAATCTTCTAGTAGCACGATCAACGTGACGTCTACTGAGGCGTTTCTTGAGACTGGTGGTGAGAACTATTTGTGGGAGGGTACCTGGACCACGGACGACATCAACGCAACTGGGTTTGGTGTGGCCGTGCGTAAAGATTCTGTTACCACAGAGACGTTCCAAGTCGATTCGATACGTATCACCATTTATAGGCAGGTCACGCGGTCGCCTGGGTTCGGTGGGATGATTGGTCTCTTGCGTAGGCTGGCGGGTAAATAAGTCATGGCACGTTCTAACATCTATCGTATCAAGTGGACAAGACAGCCTGGTGAGGTGCCGGTGACTTGGTATCAGGCGATAGCAGCGCGGCTAGGCATGAGCGGGCGTATAAATACTGGAGGTGCTTTTTGGAGGCAGGCGATAGATGTTCGCATAAAAACCAAGATTGGTGGGCAACAAGCTGTGATAAGAATAGTGCCGTCATCAGCTTTGAACGGGCTAGGTACACCAGTCGGGTACGGCCAAAACACAACTGGCGGTTTCGGAGGGGTCGAATCTCATGTGACGACTCTCAACGATTCCGGCGCTGGCTCTCTGCGATCGTTTCTCGAAGATACGACAACACGTTGGATCGTGTTTGATGTGAGCGGGACGATCACGCTGACAAGTGCCTTAGTGTGTAGATCAAACAAAACGGTAGACGGTAGAAACGCCAGTATCGTAATTGCTGGCACTGGGTCTGGCGCTTTTTTTATAGGCAATTTTGGCGGCCCAAGTCCATTAGATATTAACAATGTCATTTTACATAATATTACCTTTTCTGAAAGTTTCGGCTCGTCGGCTAGGCTAACATTAGGTGACAACATTTATAACGTTTGGTTGGATCATCTTACTATCGAGACAAATGCATCCGATATTGAGGGGTTACGGATTACTCCGTCCGATGTTATTCATCCAGCGCCTTACAATATTACCGTGTCTTATTGTGACTTTCAGCAGCAAGTAGACACCGATCATGGCGCGTGGCTCTATGTCAACGATCCATCACTTACAAATGCGACAAGTTGCACGGTTACGAGTTATCGTAACTATTTCAATTCCCATGTGCGCCATCCATTGATGCGGCGTGGAAAGCTGCACAGCTTTAATAATTATTTTGACGGAGCCAATACGAATGATTGGATTGGTGTGCAAGTATCGATTGAAGGTAGCTACCTTAGCGAAAGTGATTGCTATAATAATGATACTTGGGTGTATCCAGCTGTTGCTCATATCACTACCGAGGGTGGCAATGCTACGGCTATCAAAGTGACTAACCCATACTCGGAGTCTGGTGATGAAGCATATCAGGAATTCAACACTAGCGGTATATTTACGCCGCCGTATTCATATTCGCCAGCGGCAGCTAATGCATCATTAGCTGCGGAAATAAAAGCTGGTGCTGGTGTAGTCTAATGGCAATTCAAGCAAAAGTCGGCACATTTAATATTCCTGCATCCGATTCCACCACAATTCAATTGCGTGGTTTTGGTTTTCAGCCTAAATTGACAATCTTTTTTTGGAGTGGTCGCAACGAAGCTACTAATACAGCAGGTAGCGCGAATCTACGCTTTGGTGTTGGATTTGCTGTCTCTACTACAGATCGACGGTGTGCGACGCTGCAATCAGAGGATAATGTATCTCCAACCAATACCGATCAGTATATGAGCAACGTTGCTTGTATTGCAACGATTGCTACTGACGGGACAGTCGAGGGGCTTGGCGATTACACAACGGACGCCGATGGATTCGACGTTGTGGTTGATGATGCCTTCGAGGTAGCGATACGTGTTTCGTATCTTTCGCTTGGCGGCGACTCTATTACTAACCAGGAAACGTTAGATTTTATACACAACGCAACTACTGGCGCGCAAAATGTCACAACAACGTTTGTTCCTACCTTAGCAATGTTACTCAGTTGTAATAATGGGGCAGGATACGGGTCTGTTTTAGCTGGCGGACAACTTGGTTTTGGTGCCGCAACGGGACCATCGAACGAATTTATCTGTGTAATGAATACAGCTGACACGCAAACGGCTGGACGGGCAGGGTCATACGGTTATGGGGATGAAGTGTTAGCCGAATTGGGTAAAAATAACGATCCGCCAATAATCATTACTGAAAGAGCTGAATTTACTGAATTTCAATCAAGTCCGGCCAACGGTTTTGAAATCAATATGCTGGAAGCATCCGCTACTCGGAATGTGCCGCTAGCACTGCTTGTGGGCGGGAACTATGTCGCTGGTGATTTTGCTACTAAAACCGATACTACTGACATTGTTATTAGTGGTTTGGGCTTTAGGCCTGCTGCCGTCATGTGCGTGTCGGTGAATCGAGTGGAGAGTATTCAAGATGCCTCTACGTCACCTGGACAATTCTCAATCGGTGTATTTACGGGACCGAGTAGTCAAGTCGCCCATGCTATCAGGGAAAATTATGCGCCTAACCCCTCGGAAGCTTGGTCTGCGATCGATTACGATCAGGCATACATTAACCTTGATGCTACTGGTGCAGTGGTCGGACTGTGCAAATGCAAATCAATGGATGCAGACGGATTTACTATGACATGCATTGACAATGCTGATACCGTTGCGGCGTTCGTCGGCTATATCGCGTTTGGTCCGGGAACGGCTGAGGCGGCTACTTTTATGAACGCTAGACGAAGGAGAATGTAAAATGTTTTTTCTGAGACAGGCAACTTCGACTACTGTCCTTCTGGGTCCGTTTACTGACACCTCCGGTGTATTTGTCAACTCTCTTGGCACCACGCTGACTAACTCTACGCTGATGTTGTTCAAGAACGGTGCCGCTGCTGTAGCCAGGAACGTAACCAATACAGCTTCTCAACGGGTACTTGCGAGCGGCGCTTCAACCGGCATGTACTCTGTTCAGTTCGACAATACCGACACGGGCTCCTTGGGTAGATTGGTCGCCTCTACTACGTCGCTTAATTGCTTACCGGTATGGCATGAATACACAGTCATGCCGGCCAATGAGTTTGACTACATGATCACTGGCTCAAGCGGGGTGTGGGACATTCAAAGAGCAGCCATGTTTGGTGTGGCAATGTCGAGCGTCTCGGTCATAGCGGCACGCAGCCCGATCAATGCTCTGCGGACCCTGCGGAACAGGATCACTACGTCTGGCGGCATCATGACGATCTATGACGAGAACGACTCGACGGCAGTATGGACGGCAACGTTGACAACTAACGCTAGCGCGGACCCAATCGTAGAATCAGATCCAAGCTAGACAAGGTAATTAAGCATGGTTCACGCGTGCATAAGACACTCAGATAGGTTAAGCGAGAGGCAACAGTGCGCTACCACCTTAAGAGACAACGACACAGCGGCCGACAGCAACCAGTGCTACTGCTGTGATGAGTGCCGAGAGTTATGCCTCACTATCCCTCACGGCAGCCACGGGCAACCACGTGAGGTTGAGTGGGAGCACGGTGTCTGTAAGGTATGTGGGTACGACAGTAATCCTTGGATTGAGCACATGAGGAGCCTAGGCAAGTAAGTGGCCACAGCAAGTATTACTTGGACCAACTGGGACGCTACCGACAGTTGGGAAACATTAGCTGATGCCGGCGATTCCGGTATCGTCTATGCGCGAGTGGCTGATGCAGCCGTGGCGGCTCAATTTACCCAAGCGACAAAAAATGTCACGGAGTCTGAACGTGGAGTTAAGGCCGGAGCCGGGGATAGCTGGGCCACCATCTTTGGTATCAGCACCGATGCCCAGATAAGCAGCGTCCAAGTCACGGCATGGAGCGAAAGTCTAGTCTCGGCTACTAAACTGAGTAGTCATTCCATCATCATGCGGTTGGTGGACGATGCGGGCGACAACGTTTGCGGCGCAGGCACTGAGTTGATCTCAACGTCAATCAGCACCGCCACTCACGACTATACGGCTGGGGCGGCTGGCAGCATACGCGCAGTGCAGGCAGCATACGTAGAGGCCGCCACCAACGTTAGGCTAGAGCTTGCGTATACCGTCACTACGAGCAATACGGGCGGCAGCGCGGCGGTGGATCAACGTTTTGACGCTGTTACGATTCAGATCACCTACTCCAGTCACATACAACAGGCACTCGACGCCAGCTCAACGGCTATACCAGCGATACAACGTAAGATCGGTAAACAGGTGCCTACGGCATTGATACAATTTATCGGGCTGTCGATGAACACATCTAAGTCGTTTTGGCAGCAGAGCATAGCCGTTGCCACGACGGCAGCTGCGACGATGGGTGTAGGTTTTCTCGATTGGATAGCCGAGACGCTTGGCGGTCTGCGATACCCGCTGCTGTTTTGGCGCGGCATGGGAGTACCGGCGACTGGACCGGCAGGGGCTCAAACATACTTTCAGACATTAGCCGCCTCCGAGTTGTCTGCTCCGAGTATGATTAAATTAGCGTCGCTGTTTAGGTCTGTTGCCGCTAGTGATACGGTAGCCATGGGTATCCAGAGAGGCATGGGCGCCCGCATATCATCAGAGTCGTCCTTGACTGGGTCAACTGCAACGGTGCTTAGCCTGTACAGGTCTGTAGCGGCTCAGCTGATTGAGTCGGTAACGCTGGCGTCAACACAATCGTACACTAGGTTGGTAGCTGCGGCTTTGTTGAGTGCCTCAAACTTGGCCCAGCTATTGATCTGGCTGCTCGCCATCAGCGCCGCAGCCGTATCTTCTGCCGTCTTGAGTAAAAAGATAGCGAAGACTTTAAGCTCTCAGTCCGTGACAGCGTTTAAGATGGCGCAATCAATGGGGACCGTGGCTCGTACCGTGGCCGCTCAGCTTCTTGACGGTTCATCGGTCGTTGAGCGGCTGGAGCGTCTTCAAGCCTTGGCCACGTCTATGGCCGGCACGGCTACGGTCAGTAAACTGGCGTCTTTGTTCCGCGCCGTGAACCCAGGTGTTGTCCTGTCAACAACCATCAGTAGGTTTTCTAACGTTGCTCAAGCGTATCAACAAGCGATAGATGCAGCCTTGGTCGACATAGCAGGAATGGTTCGCGGCTTTGCTAAAACGCTGTCAACCGAAGCGGTCTTAGCGGCGGCCATAAGCCGATCTATGGGCCTGGTGACGCGGGCCATAAGCGCGGCTATCGTAGAAGCGGCGTCGATGGCTCGACCGTTGGTTGCGGCGGTAAGCCTCTCAACCTCGTCCGCTATAACTCCCGGAGTCGGCCGGTTGATGCAGTTGTTTCGTGACCTAGCCGCCAGCAGTGTTTTAACTACGACCATTGATAGATCTTCGAACGTCGCTCAGACCTTCCAACAAGCCGTTGACGCTGTTGCGGTAGGAACCGCCGCGTTGATGCGCGGTATATCCAAGACCGTGGCTGCCGGCGCGGTATTGACGGCGGCGGTAAACAGGCTGTTGAGCGTGTCGATAACGGTCAATGATTTACTGGCGACATCCGTAACCGCGTCTGCTGGGCTATTTCGTCAAGCCCTAGCCGTTGCGCTGGTGATAGCGACTTCTTTTACGAATCGCGCTACGCACGCCAGGACCATAGCCGGACAATTGATGGATCAGGTTGATGTGACAGCTCTGTTGCACGCCTTGCGGTCGATCATCGTCAATAACGTGCTAACGCCAGTTATAACTAGGGCTACCTCAGCGTCACAATTCGTTCAAGAGACTATCGCCGTAGGTCTAAGCATGGCCGCAACGATGACCCGCGAGATCGCTTATAGACTACAAAGCGCTGTCGCGTTGAGCGGTGCGTTATCACAGATTAAATCATCGGCAAGAACGATAAGCGCGTCTGCACTAGAGGCGGTCGGAGTCAACAGGCTACAAGTGTATGGGCGCATGTTAGCTAGCCGAGTCGAGATAACTCCGGCAGTAAACACGGTAGCGAGTTTATTCAGGACCATGAGTTCAGCTGTCGTGTTAGCGGGCGCCGTAGGTCACGGTGCAATCATTAGTAAGGCGATCAGTGCAGCCGTTCATCTATCAGGTGAGGTCAGGATACTTGTAGGTAAACTATTGAGCGCGTCACTGCTGATGGCTACAGGCATAAGCAGGTTAACCGTGATAGTCAGGACGGTGGCAGCATTGACGATAATGGTCGGTGCGCAAAGTAAAAGCATGAGTCTGTTTCGGACCATAGCTGCTACTGCGGTACTGACCTATGGTATGATAAGAGGCCTGGGTACCGAAATAGTGTCAGGCATCCATGCGGCGCACAACAGGGTGACGCAATCGTTACGCGGGGGTCAGGGGTTGGTGCGCCGAGGAACCGAGGTCATCAATCGGGCTGCTGATAACATCAAAGAGCGAGGCCGATCATTGGCCAGTGTAATAAGACCTGGTAAGGATGACACAAACATATACTGAGGCGCAAGATGGCTTTTGATCTTAGCGGTAACATAGATAGGTTTGAGGCTGATGACCTGCGAATGTTCAGCTACTTAAATTCACAGTCGATACCGTCAACCGTTGTCTTTACGATCTATAACACGGACGGGTCGATCCTGCAGCCGACGGCTGTTCAATCAGGTCAAACGGTAACGGCGAGCGGTGGTGATGTTACCAAAGGCAACTTTTACGTGTTTCGCCAGCTGCCCAGCTCAGTTGGTTTTTACACCTACGAGTGGAAGGTGTTTGGTAGCGGGTCTATTCAGGGATCGTTATACACAGTTACCCGCGGCATCTTTGAGATAGCCAAGACCGAACCAATGTCATTCTACAGCTACGGCAACAAGAACAACGTGCTGCGGATAGCCAGGCAGCTAGTGGGCCGTGGCGACTTGACTGAGCGTGACGTGGCGCCGCACATGACTGCGGCTTACGCTTACATCAATGCGAGGCTTGGGACCGTCATGACGGTGCCATTTTCTCCGTCGCCTGCGTACATCGCGCAGGGAGAAGAGTTTCTATCTGTTTACACGCTCTACGGGACCTTTGGTACAAGCGAGAAGAACGAGATACCTCCGGCGTTTGCCAAGCTAAGAAACGACTTTGTCGATTTTTTGAATGACGTAGTCGAGGGCGACGCTACTGTAGACGGCACTACCCGTAAGGCTGCTCCTGTTGATTATATCACGGGCGGCGTCCAAGATGGGGTGCCGACATTTGGGCGGCGGTCAATGACAGAGCAAAACATCGATCAAGATATTTTAGATGCCGAAGAGGCACAGGACAGCTAACGAGCATGGCAAAGTTGGAGTTTAAGGTAGCGGTGAAAGGGGTGGCTAAGGTGAGGACCATGACCACGCAGTTAGCTATCAAGATGGCTAACCGACGTGACCTTCACTCCAGGTGGGCGATCTTAGCGTTGAACTGGATCAACCGTAACTTTACCAGCGAAGGCGGTATGGTAGGAGGATGGAAGCCTCTTAGACCCGGCACCTTGGCGGGTAGACGTGGTGGGGCTGGCCGTGTGCTGCAAGACACTGGGCTGTTGCGAGCCAGCTTTGTGCCTAGATGGAGCAGTACCGAGGCCGTTGTTGGGTCACCATTAAAGACGGCACTATGGCACGAGAAAGGGACAGGCATTGCTGCTGGTAAAGGGTACATTCAGATCCGACCACGAAAGCCAGGTGGAGTGTTGGCGTTTCCTGTGGCTATTGGCACGGCAGTCAAGACCAAGCGTTTAGCATCTGGGAAAACTATCTCCTTGAAAAAGGCTGAGGCTGGTACCGCATTTGTTCGTTACGTGTTGAAGAACCCTGGGGTGCCAAAACGAAGGATGCTACCGAGAGAAAACGAGCCAACTTTGATGAAAGACCTGCTGAAAGCGGCTATTAACTACGTCAAAGAGACGGAACGGAGAGCTAATGGCTGAGCCGGCGATAGATGTTTACCGTGACCTGATCGTCCCGTTGGGTGAGCGGTTGCGGTTGGATGAAAGGTTCACTGAGATTCGCAACATCATCTACGACGTTGACGAGATTACGTTCGCTGACATGCCAGCGATTGAATACTATCTAGAGACGCCGTGGGAAGACGTGGCCAGGGGGAGCGGTGCTTATACCCTGCAGACGCGAAGATTGACGGCAAGAGTCGTGTTTTCCATCTGGATCTATGACGCGCACAGCCGTCAGCGCATGGACGAGGCCATGTTTCATGTCGGGGGGTTGTTGTTAGACTTTTTGCGCGACTGGACTGACTTTGACCGGATCAAGGGCGTAGGACTCACTCGCTCGCCGTTGGTGTGGCAAGTGATACGGCCCGAATCTGAGCAAGGCTACGTCGGGGCGCACTCAATATCGGCTGAATTTGAATTGTTCTCAGGAACAGGATTGTAAAAAGGAGGCGAGTTATGCCAGACGTATCAATCAATCGTCGTCAAATTCTTCTTACCGCTGTAGAAAGCGTCTACGGTACGGACCGAGCGCCGCAAGAATCGAACTCATATCAGGCCATCAGGCTGATTGAACCGATGACCATCGACATTGGCCAAGAGTACGTAGAGCAAACGGGCGGGCTATCAACCTTGGGCTTCTCACGACCATTCGCTACGGTGAGGCCGGTGGGGGTGACCTTTAGGACGTTCGTCCAGGGCGTTGCAGGAGGCAGCTACACCGCTGGCGATAAGCCGCCACTGGGCGATCTGTTAAGGGCCTGTGGAGCCTTGGAGACGTTCGTCACCAGCAACGCTGCGGCTCGTGGTGAGTACAGCTACATTCCGGCTGGCCGGGTGCAAAGCCAAGCATCGGTTACGATGGTGGCGCACATCGACGGCTTTGATCACCGTATCGTCGGTGCGATGGGCAACGTCAATTTATTGTTTGTAGCCGCCACGCCGCCTATAGCAGAGTTTACCTTCCGTGGGCAGCTAACCACGGAGGCATCTACCACGCGTGGTAACCCTGTTGGGTTACCTACCTTGGCTCCGCCACGGTGGGTCGGCTCCGGGTCGGTAATCGTTGAGTCGCTTGGGGCGGTGATCGAGAACCTGAACTTTAACACGAACAACACGCTGTTTGAGCAACGGGCCTCGTGGGCAGCCTCTGGTTCTGGCGTGTTTAGAGTGTTGATCACGGAGCGCGCGCCAGGCGGCTCGATGGACCCAGAGGCCAGTAACACAAGTAGCCATAACTGGATAGCTAACTGGCGGTCCACCTCCGGCTCGATCATCCAGGTAGTGGCTGGTGTGGATGCCGGTAATCGAGTGACGCTAACGATGAGTCAGGCTATCGCCAAAACCTCTGGCCGCGGCGACAAGGAAGGCCTGGCTATCTTCAACACGGACTACCAGGCGTATGAACGCAACGGCAATGATGAATGGCGTATCGCGTTTGACTGAGATATCAGATGGCGGTGATCGGCACACGCAACTTTTCGAGGATGCGCGGCAACGCCGAACTGGTACTGGGAGCAGACCCGGAGTCGGTAGCGTGGTTTCGCTACGGGGCTAGCTATGTTCTTACGTTGTTGCAGATGGTTGAGTTTTACGTGTCGCTAGATAGAAAAGAAGAGGCTGAAGACATCATGATCGACCTACGTGAGCGATTGGCAGGGGCTGACGAGGCAGCTACAGTGGCTAAAAATATGCTCCGCATTGGTATCTATCTAGACGAGGCAGAGCATCTACAATCGCAGCAGCGCGATCAACTGGACTCTGTCTTGGGTGTTGTCAAGAAAGATGGAGGGCAGTGAGATGGCAGAATTGGAGTTAAACAAGTTTCGTAAGGACGTGGTGGCGCCGTTTTCGGGGCAACGGTTCACGATTCGGCGCGTGAGCATCAAGGAGTTTTTGACCGGCATGGGACAGGTCCCTATGCATCTTACTAAGACCGTTCAAGAGGCGTTGAATGACCTCAAGGAGAAGGCCGAGCAAGACCCTGAAGCTGAGCGCCAAGTGACGCAGTTCTACCTGACCAGGGGCGTAGTGGCCCCTAAGGTCTGGTTTGGTAGCGACGGCGAGTGCCCTGAAGGTCAGATATGCGCCGGTGACCTGGGCGGCGATGGCGAGTACCTGGTTGGCGAGATCATCCACTGGTCATACGAGCTGGCAGGTCTAGCAGATATGGAGCGCTTTTTTCGCGGGACAGGGGCCGGGCCTCCTGGACCAGATGGGCAAGAGATACGGGCAGAGGCCGTCGAGCCTGCTGCCGATGGAGGTGTTCAAAACTGATTATGAACGATTCTTTTTCGATTTAAATACCATGCTGCTAGGGGTAGCCGACGAGATTAAATCTCATGACGAGGCCGCGCAGCAGCGGCGCAAGGGCGTCATAGCTACCCGTCGCGAGGCTTTTGCCGCTGCTCGTAGGGCCAAACAGGCAGCGTTTGACATGGATATAGAGGCCAATGGCTGAGACCAACCAAATACAAGTCGTCATCACCGCCGTTGACCAGATGTCTGACGAGTTGCGCAAGATCAACTCTGAGTTGGGCAAGCTGGACAAAAGCAGCAGTAGCACCGCCAGGCAGTCTGCTGCCACTGGAAAAGCGTTAGATGGGCTCAATGGCAAGTTCTCCGTCTTGAGCACCACGGTACGCGCCCTACAGGCATCATTCATCGCCATCACCTTCAAGAAGCTTGTCCAGTCTATCATTGAGGTCCAGATCAGCCTGGATAAGATGACACGGTTCTTTGAGATTGCCACCGGCGGTGCCGCCGCAGGGGCCAAGGAGTTCGCCTTTGTGCGAGCTGAGGCCGAGCGGTTAGGGTTGCCGCTGCAAGAGTTGGCCGAGACCTATGGCCAGTTCGGCGTGGCCGCCGTGCAGGCTGGGCTCTCTCTTGAAACAGTTCGTAAGATATTCACCAGCACGGCTCAGGCTTTGACCGTCATGAACGCTGACGGTATGACCACGCGGTTGGTATTTCTGGCCCTTGAGCAGATGATCAGCAAGGGCACGGTCTCGATGGAAGAGCTCAGAAGACAACTCGGCCAGCGCATTCCTGGGGCCTTTCAGTTAGCCGCCAAAGCGATGGGCGTGAGCACCAGTCAATTAGACAAGATGGTCTCAAGCGGGCAAGTCATGGCTACGGACCTGCTCCCAAAGTTGGCCAAAGAGTTTGACCGCGTGTTTGGCCCGCAGGTGGCTGCTGCGGCAAGCGACGTGCAAAGCTCGATGGCTCGCGTGAAAAACGCGCTATTTGAGCTCAACTCTGAGTTGGGTAAGGCGGGGGTGTTGGAGAACTATACGTCGTTGATGGGCGAACTCTCCAGAGTCTTGTCAGACCCGGACATGCAGGCTGGTTTAGCGACTCTTATCAACGGTATCAGCACCTTGTTTGGTCTTGTAGCTAAGTTTGCCCCTGCGCTAGCTGCTCTGGCTGGTGGTGGCGCGTTGGCTGCCCTGTTTACGGGTGCTTTAGGACCTATAGCTGCTATAACCATAGCAACTGGTGCAGCAGCTGTAGCGATTATAGGGCTAGGAGATGCTCAAGACCTTGTGGCTAGTAAGGCCGCGTCTCTTACAATCCTGGAAGGGTCGCTGTCTCAATCTATAAAGGACCTAGCAGAGGCATCTGGTAAGAGTGAAGAAGAGATGGCGGCGCTTGCTGATCTGTCTAAGACAGACTTAGAGAAGGCGCTTCAAGATCTACAACTCGACACCAGCGACGCTGGGGTAAGATTTATTGTGTTAGCTGATCAGATCAAGAAGAGTCGATTTGAGTTAGAGACCTTCAAGCTCTCAGTAGAGAGGTTCGGTTATGTCAAGACTTTGGAGGATACTAGTAAGCAATTAGAGGATCAATTTGCTAAGGCTAAGAGCGCCTTTGATCAACTCGGATTGACGTTTACCGACACGGCCAAGCTCTCTGTAGATGAGTTAAAAGAAAAGATCATATCTTTGGGTCAATTGCCGCCTAGCACAGCTGCGTCATTAACAGTTTTTTTGGCGTTAAAAGAGCAAGCTCAAAAAGCTGGCATAGCCATACAGTCGGTAGATGCGGCGATGAAAAAACTCTTAGCGGTTGAGCCCGGTAAAGAGCTTGATAACTCAAATCTGGTAGACGCCAAGGCTCAAAAAGCGCTTGAATCGTTTACCAAGAGCCTGCAAAGCCAAGTTGACGCTCTTAAGATACAGCGTAAAGAGTTGGAAGAAGGCGGTGATGCGGCTTTGATGTATGGCATCAATTTAAAGGCTGTCGCCGAAGGCATCAAACCAGAAGCCATCAAGAAGTACGCCGATGAAATTCTTCGTCTCACTCAGTCCTTGCGCGAAGATATGGCCGTCAAGAATTTTACTAAGTCTCTTCTTGATCAGGCTGACAAGCTGGAGCTGGAAGAGGAAAAATTGCTGCTTGGCGAGGATGCTGTGCAACGGTTGACGCTGGCACAGCAGATTTACCGTTACGAACTTGAAAGCGGTATCCCGTTAGACAAAGAAAAAGTAGATAAGCTAAAGGAGCTGAACGAGTGGTACATCACTGCCAGGCGTAATTTAGACAGACTCACTCAAGCGGAAAAGGAAAGGCAAGAGGCTGGAGCGCGGTTTGACCAGGACGCTGCAGAAGAGGGCCAGATCTACACCAACGAAAGCCGTCTGGAGGTAGAACGGCAAGCCATCGCCGACCAAAAACTCACTACAGATGAATTAGTTATAGCTCAACAATCTGTGGTTACCGTGCTTCAGGATCAGCTCGACGCCTTAAAGAGTCAGGAGCAGCCATACACGATCATCCTTGCCAAGGTAGCAGAGCTAGATGCAGCGCAACGCAAGTTAAAGCAGCTTCAGATCGACCTGTTGGAGCTGGAGAAACAGCGGTTAGAGCATGAACCGGGCACCGATGGGCAAAGGACGTTAATAGAAGCTAGGATAGGTGCAGCCAAGAACGAATTGGAGAAGCTACGCACCGGCTTTGACAAGACCATGGAAGAGATGCGCCGCCAATCGCGTGAGGCGGCGGAGGGCGTTGCCAAGGATTTTGTGGACAAATTTTTAGAGGTGTTTGAGGGTGAACGGGGGTCATTTAAAAAACTGCTTCAATCGATGGGTAAGGCAATATTCTCCGACTTGTTGCAGACCGGGCTGGCGAAATTGTTAGAACCGCAGTTAGATAAGATAGCCGAAGAGACGGGTAAACGGCCAACCACCCTTACAGGGGTGTTGAGCGGCAGTCTTAAATCCATTCTAGGTTTAGGAGAAAAGGCCAAGCCTGCAAGCGCCGAAGACAAAGCTCAAGCAGCACAGGTTGAAGCCGCCCAAAAGATAACCGAGTCATCCGTGGCGCAGCTCGCGGCCGTGGATAGATTGTTACCTGCTTCTGATAAGCTAGACATGGCAGGCACCTCGTTGTTACAGGCCGCTCAACACCTACAAGCGCTGAAGATTCCAGATCTACAGGCTGTTGTGCCAGCAGGTGACGGCAAGTTGGCGTCCGTGAAGCCATCGTTGGCCGCTGGTACTGGCATTGAAGGCGGCGGTGGTGGAGAGTTTGACTATGCGCTGTTAGATTCAGCTGAAGATGACTATGAGGAGTTTCGCCAGGCTACCGACACTACAGGCAGTTCGATCAACGATCTTGATGCTGCTACGAATCAGTTGGAGGGTGGCTTCCGTTCGTTTACCCAGATGCTGACACAGTCGGTCAGGGGCATCGCTGGGATAACCGGAGGTGTTGGCGGCGGTGCCAACGGCATCATTGGCGCAGTTCAGGGCGCATTAAGCACCGTCGGCACGGCGATAAATATATTTAGCTCGATTAGTAAATTGTTTTCATTCGGTAAGGGTGGAGTAGTCTCTAACGCTGGCAAGCAGCTGCCTCATTGGACAACTAACTTGCCGCACTTTGGGTCAGGTACGATAGCTCAAGGTCCGGTGGTGGGCGTGATCGGGGAAGAGGGGCCAGAGATCGTGGCCCGCATGAAGCCCGCCAAGCCTGATCGCAGTGCCACAGAAGACGCACGCTATATTCAAGCAGGCGAAGCTGATCCTACCGATGGGGCTGATCTTATCTCTGGAGGCGTGCTGCTTAATGCGGCAGGGTTGACCTTGGATGAGGCAAGCGCGGCTGTCGGTTCAGCTGGTATCAACCTGGACTCGGCTGGGCTGACCCTGGGTTTAGCGGGAGTGACGTTAGACGCGGCGGGACTGGGCCTCAACTCAGCGGCTGACAACATGCTAAGGGCGGCGCGAGCGCTGCAAGAGTTACCGGGACTAGTAAACCGTAGGCCAGAAAGTAACGGCATGCTTACGTTGCCTAAAGGCGTGCTAAGACCATTTGCTAGCGGCGGGATAGTGACTCAGCCTACTGTTGGCTTGATAGGTGAAGAGGGTAACGAGATCGTGGCTCGCATGAAGCCCGCAGGTCAACGGCGAGATAATCAACCCAACGTGCAGGTACAGATCAACGGCGACATCACGCCACGACGGCCCGACATGAAGCCCGAGGACATCATAAAGATCATCGTAGACAACGGTGAGCGCAAGGGGGCCGTGGGCGAGATGGTCAATAATTGGATTAGAAGGAGCCGTTGAGATGGCCAATGTTAGAACGTTGACAATGACCCCCGGGCCTAACATTAAGAGAACCGCCAATACCATCACGTCACGAGTGGAGTACAGTGATGCTGGCGTTTACTATGCTTTCAACCGTAGCCAGCGCCCGCTCTACACGTTTGAGTTGGAGCTTGGCCCATTAAGCGAAAGCGAGGTCCAATGCTTATCGGCTCTACATGCCCTGCATCAAGGTGGGCGATCGTTTTTTTGGGACGGTGGCCGCTGGGGCACCATGGAAAACTATCAAATCTTTGGAGAGGCTGACGGTGTGCGCACAAGCTATTTTTTACCCAATCGTTATGTCGGTGCTGGTTCTATTGCTGTCCAAAGTTTTAGGCCGTCCACGGGGGCAAACAGCAATTGGACGACGGCCTACTCGCTCACGCCCAATGCCGGGGTTGTAACATTTACAACAGCGCCTGTCAGCGGTGACGACCTGTTGGCTAAGTATGGCTGCAAGTACCGAGTCAACTTTGAACCAGAGCAGCTGGTTACGGAAGAGGTGGCAGCAGGGTTGTACAAGATATCACTACGGTTGATAGAATCTGGGTTGACCACATGATAGAGCCAAAACACTTACTGTTTAAAGTCATACGTCCAACATTGAAGGCGCTTGACCTTTGGAGCGTTCCCGCTGAAAGGTTGGTGTTAGGCACCGCCATGCAAGAAAGCGCGTGTGGCCGTTACTTGATACAACTCGGTGGTCCAGCGTTAGGGATATACCAGATGGAGCCTGCAACCCATGACGATATTTGGAACAATTTTCTGCTTTACAACTCGAAGCTAGTAGACAAACTGAAACAGTTGATGATCGCAGATTGGGCTCAATCTGAAGAGGTCATTGGTAACCTATATTATGCCACGGCTATGTGCAGGGTGCATTATCTGAGGGTAAAAAGTGCTATCCCAGATCATCTTCACGGTCAAGCCGACTATTGGAAAGCGTACTACAATACGCCTTTAGGCAAAGGCACAACAGCCGATTACTTGAATAATTGGCAGCAATTTAATGGCTCAATGATCTTGCAAGATGTTTAGCAAAAGAGGGGGCATCATGTACGTGGTTTTGACCTTTGTAGCGTTGTTGTTCGCGGTGCTGATTTTAACGTCATGTCTATGGATACTATCACATCAGACCAGTCTACTCAGCCCTCGCACCTATGCAATAATAGGTTTGGCGATAGCTATGGCATGGAGCATCGTGTTTGATCTTGATGCCATCATTGAGCCAAACAATAACTTTATTGGTTTGTTTATTGAGTACCCCTATCGAGCCTTGATCTACAGGTTGCCTTTGTTGTTGGGGGTTGTAGCCACGGTTATTGAGCTGGCAGTAAGAGACATTTGGCGCTGGTACGAGCGGTTGGGCTGCGGCATGACACATTATTTGGACCGTAAAAATGAATACAAGCATGATACTATTGAGCGGCGTAGTGTCGTTACTCGTTTTGCTTCTTGGTGCTGGGATCGTTGGACTATTCGGGTTATGGAAAGGGCTAGCCTCTCTAACCGAAAAGATAATGAACCAGGCAAAGATCTGCGAGTTGATGCACACCGTAAATAGTGAACGGATTGACAGGATAGAGGAGTTTTGCCGTTACACCCGGCATCAAGAGAGGAAAGAGTAGGTTGTGAAGACGTTCAGCACAAGTTTTATTGCGCTTAAAAATTCTCTTGAGGGACAGGTTTGGACTCATCTGATTGACCTCCAGGTTAATGCTAACTCCACGGCTTACTTTACCAGCCATCCAGAAACGCTAACCTACAATAGTCGCGTGTATGTGCCAGTTCCGTTCATCGTAGGAGCCGAAGAGCAGCGCACTGGGGGCGAGCTGCCTCAACTGACCATCGACGTGAGCAATTACACAGGGGCAGCCCTGCGCTTTGCCAAGGATAATGACTTAAGCATGAATGACGTAACGATCCGGTTGATCAACACGACTCTAACGTCGTCGGGACAAGAAGATTCGACCAAGCTTCAAATCTTAGCAACGGTATTTACCAATGAGGTGGCACGGTTTGTCCTAGGGTACAATTTTAACTACGACGCTGAAGGGCCAAGGCGTATCTACAACAGGCAAGATTTTCCTAGCATACCGCTTAACCAGCGTCAATTTGCTATATTTTAATGGAACTAGTTGGAACACCTTATAAGGACGGGGGTCGAACACTGCAAGAAGGGTTTGACTGCTACGGTGTGGTTCGATGGGTGTTGAATGAATCCCTGGACCTGGGGCTGCCTAGCAACCCTCCGCATAACTCAACTTGGGGACATTATCTTAAGGTGTATCGCCAACCGTTGGCGATCACTGTTCAGCGCTACGACGTATTGATGTTCTCAGAGCTTATTGACGGGTTGGTGAATCATATAGCAGTCATGGTTTCAGATACGGACTTTATTCATGCCGGTAGAGCGTTTGGCGGCGTGGTGTGCGAGCCGCTATCACGCTATGAAAAACGCATCTTGGCCGTGGGTAGACCTCATGCGCATTGAGCTGCACGACATCATCGGCAACGAGCACGTGTACTCTAGCTTGGTGCCACCACCACCAGACACCAGCCTGGGTGACATCTTCGCTAGCGACGACATGCTGAGGCAGGTCGCCGCTTGTGTCTCTCAGGTCAGAGTCAACGGGGTACGGATTGACAATTGGCGCAATGTGTCCCTTACCGCTAATGACACGTTGATCATCGACATCACCCCTAAAGAGATCTTTAGCGTAATAAGCACGATAGTCTCCATTATTTCAGCTATCTTGTCAACCGTTCAATTTTTCATCGGATTATTTAATAAGCCTAAAACACCAAAGAGCACATCTGGATACGATCGTCCGACACAGTACAGCTGGGAGGGCATCAACACGCGGTATCAAGCTGGCGGCGTGGTGCCTATTACCTACGGCGAGCACCGTACAGGCGGCCAGATGCTCATGGCCACTATCGACATTGCAGAGATGGGCCACTTGCCTATAACCTCTCCTCTAACGCTCTATCGCAGTGGGGGGCTCAATCGCAAGCAGCAGCTGAACATGCTGGTTGGCTGGGGCGAGGGGCCGGTGACAGAGGTGAGCTGCTTAGAGGTCAATGGTGTCGCCTTGACAGAGCTGCCGGACGTGAGTCTTGAGACGCAGGTTGGCTCTCCGATTCAAAGCTCATTCGTTGGATTTGATCAGATCCGCAATACATTTAGAGATGGCAGGGAGTTTACCGACGCGCCCATAGTCTATCGTACCCAGGGGGTTGAGATTGATCAAGTCCAGCTACAGATAGCTGCTCTTGAAGGGTTGGTGAGACTGAGCGGCGAGGGCAAGCATCCAGACCGTCGTCTCACGCAAACGGTGCGTTACACCGTCGATTATAAGCACGTTAACACAACTGGCTACGCGCAGATAGCCGACGTGTATTGGACTGGAGACGCCTTGGGAGCGCACTGGGACGCGATAGAGATCGACTTTGGCTCACGGTCTGAGTGGGATGTGAAGCTCACGTGGCAGTCGGCCACCAGTCAACGCGAGGACTGGGATAAGTGGAAGCTCTGGCTTCAAAACGTTACAGAGATCACTGAGACTACACCCACGTTTAGCCATACCGCAGTTTCGGCGGTTAAGGCAATCGCCACGTCGCAGCTCAACGGTGGCCTCCCACAGATCAGCGCGATGCTCAGAGGCCGCAACGAATTGCGAGCCTATCAAACGCCGACCGCCTATGTCACCAGCTGGACTGCCAACCCGGCGTGGTGCGTGTTGGACTACATGACTAACTCACGCTATGGGATGGGGGCGTTTGTTGACATAAATCAGATCAACATTCAGTCGTTTATCGATTTTGCCACGCTGTGCGACACTTTGGTGCCAGACGGGTTGGGCGGTACGGAGAAACAGCACCGGCTTGATTTAGTCATGGATCAAAAAAAGCCGCACAGGGAGTGGATAGATCAGATCCTAGGTAATTACCGCAGCGCTCTCATCTACTCTCAGCAACAGTATAAGATCATCAGTGATCGTGACGACTTGCCCTTGCGGCAGGTATTTCACGCCGGCAACACCATCCCGTCGCGCACGCAGGTCAGGATCGCTCCTGCCGATCCATTGAGACCTAATCAAGCCAACGTATCGTTCTCCAATGCTGAGTTAAAGTACGAGCGGGACGTGCTGTACGTTCAAAACTCTGCGTCGGTGTATGGCAACAACGACCCGATCAAAGACATCGACATCGCCTTATGGGGCATCAGCCGAGAGTCAGAGGCGATACGAGAGGCCAAGTGGCAACTCGATCGCCGCCGCCAGACCTTGAGAGAGGTAACGTGGGCGACGGGTTTAGAAGGCGTTGCGGTTGAGTTGGGTGACAAGGCCCGCGTGGGGATCATCACTACCGATTACGAGTTTGGTTACGGTGGGCGGGTATTAGACGGCTCTGCCAATCACATAGTGCTTGACCGTGAGGTGACCATTCACGGTGATAAAACTTATGACATGTACGTGTGGCACACGGCAGCCGACACCCCAGAGAGCCGCACCTTGGCAACTACGCCAGGTATTGGGAACCAAGCTATAGTCACAGCCGTAGCCAGCCCTGCTTCTGCATTCCAGTATGCTTGTGTTCCTGGCGACCGTTGGGCGATAGGCGTCACCTCAGAAGACCTGGTGCTGGTAAGAGTTAAGAGCGTTAAACGTGATGAGCAAGGAGTCTATGAGTTCGTGGGTGAAGAGTACATCTCCCAGGACCCCAGTATCCCTGACCGAGTTAGACGTAATGACCGCACGGTAGTCATTGGCAACACAATCGTTTCGCCAGAGCAATTTTTAAATAGCCCGCCACCACAGCCTTACTCAATCAACGTACACGAGGAGCAGTGGGAGACCAAAGATGGCAACTATCAGAACTATGTCCTCATAGACGTGACACCGCACCCGCCGTTGTTTGGCGGGGCCACCACGGCAACTGGCGCTGTCAACGCAGTAACGCTCGCGACCTCGCACACTCCTGTTGATGACGCGCTAGTGGGTATGTACCTCCAGTTTAACAGCGGCGTGTCTTCCGGCGTGACCACCAAGATCACGAATTGGAATTACATGACCCGAGTTGCATCAGTGGCACCTGCCTTCGCGTCACCGCCGGCGAGCGGCGATCCTTATACGTTGATCGCTCAGGCAGGTGTGTTGCACGGGTTCGACGTAGATTGGAGGACCAGCACCGATTCTGGTTGGACTGACCAGGGACCGTTCTACGGTACGCGGGCGATTATCCCCGCTCAATACAATACTGCATACGTGTTTAGGATCACGCCTTTTAATGATCGAGGGTTGCGCAACTACGTGGGTCGATGGTCGCTGTTGGCCATTACGATGGACGGAGACTTAGTGGCTCCTGACGCACCTACGAGCGTTACGATAACGCCCGGCATCCAACTCAACCTGATCCGATGGACGATACCTACTGATCCAGACCTAGACGTTATTGAGGTATGGCGCAGCACGTCTAATGACTCTTCAGGTGCGACCAAACTTGGAGAGACGCGCGGCATCAGCTGGGTAGATGACAAGCTGGCTAATGACACCATATACTATTATTGGTTAAAATCTCGCGATAAGTCAGGTAACACCAGCGGCTTTCACGCTACGCAGTTTGCCGGTAATCCAGGCACAACGCTGCGTATCGCTACCGATGACATCGACGACGGAGCCATCGCATCGGCTAAGCTCACCGAGCAGGCCCAACGGTTTGCTACTGACATCTCCTTCACGGCATCGGATAACGAGACGATGGCATGGTCATCGGGTACCATCGCGTTGGCCGACGGCACCACCTATGCCATTGACGCAGGAGACACAGGCAGCATGACGGCGCTGACTTACGTGTACCTGAACACCGCGGTATCTTCCACCGTGCTGCAAACGACTACCACCTACAGCAGCACCGTAGGAGAAACTAAGATCCTGGTAGGCGTGGGAAAAAACATAGCAGATGCTGACCAATACGCCTTGGTGATTCCCGTGATAGGCGTGTTTGGTCTCAATGAGTCGGTCATCCAAGCCAATGCCGTCACCGCTAACACGATAGCGGCCAATGCCATCACCACAGCCAAGCTGAATGCCGGAGCTGTGACGGCTGCCAAGATAGCTGCTGCCGTGATTGATTCCAGCCATTTACGCACCGACACCGCCGTGATCAGTGTAGCAGCTCAGATAGCCAACGCCATCATCACCAACGCTCACATAGCCAGCTTGTCGGCTGACAAACTCACCGCTGGTACGATTTCTGCCGCGTTGTCGATCACCTCTGGCAACGTAGTGATCGACGGCCTAAACAGCAGGCTTTATGTGATCGACGGCAACGGCACTACACGTGTCATCTTAGGTCGTATATCAGGCGCGTCTACCGACTACGGATTGCAGGTCTACAATGCTGCCGGTCAAATAATGCACAATTTCGATTCGGGGACTACAACGGTTGGGATTGGCACTAATGCTATAACTCAAAATCAATTTTACACCAACAGCAATGATACGTCGGCCGTTGGTGGCGAGGAGATAGAAGTGGCCTCAATCTCAATCACCACTGTTGGCGGTCCAGTTTTTTTGATCCTAAAGATAGAAGGCACGTTGGAGAATAACGGTAACGGCACCTTAACGCTATACCGCGGGGCTTTATCCACAGGGACCGTTCTTGACACAACGGTGTATCGAGACACCGCATCGTCTACTCCAAGAAGTGTCGTTGCTTGTGCGTATATCGACACGCCTGCTGCTGGTACCTATGCTTACCGCGGCGGTTGGGATCAAAACGATAATGGTGTTGCCAGGTATAGACGGCTTCAGGCCGTGGAGTTGAAACGGTGAGTAAACGGTTGGCTGTCTATGATTCGTCTACGGGTGAGATCCTTGGACGCGTGTTTTTAGCCGATGATGATCAAGTGGTTAACTATCCGTCTCGATTAGAATTGACTCAGGCTGAGTTTGAGAGCGACCCGGAGACGTATAAACGGGTGTCGGCTGGGGCGCTGGTCAATAAAACAACCGTGACGGTCACACCGAGCAAGACGCCATTTGACGCTGATGGTGTGGACGAGTGCGTGCTCACGTTTGCAGGCTTGATCGACGATGCCAGCCCTAGGGTCAACGGGGTCTTGACTTCGATCACGGTGTCCGATCCCACGATCACCATCACGGCTGACACGCCTGCGGTATTCGTAGTTAGGCTGGTTGACGCGTATCATGTTTCTGACGAGATAGAGGTATCGGCGGTATAACTATGGTTAGACTGGATTACAGGGAACAAGAGAAAAACATCGACGCGTCAAAGTTTGTGCGCGCGATGTTAACCGTGGTCGTGCAGCAGTTAAACGTGCTGAGAGCGCTGCACGGGCTGCCCGACATAACAAGGGCTCAAGCGTTAGCGGCTATCAAACAGGCGATTAGAAACCTAACATAGGAGGCACTCATGGGTACTTATGCAAAGTTCGTAACGAGCATCATTGGGCTGTTGGTCTTAGGGTTAAAACAATTCTTTGGCATCAGTCTCAGCGATGGGTTTGAGGATAAGTTGGCTGACGTAATCATCATGGTCATCACGGCGATTGGCGTCTACACGGTGCCGAACAAGCAGGCTTGAGCCGTGGCAAAAAAGAAGGCAACAAAGACTCAGGCATCAAAAGGGCTGTTCTCATATTTAGCAGACATGACAACGGTCCAGAAGGTAGCCACTACGGTGGCCTCAGTTGGGGCTGCCGTGGCCATGCTGTATGCTGGGCTGGCGTTTACCAGCACCTCAGTCAGAGAGACGTTTGGTGAGTGGCCTTATGCCTCAAGGATCACAGAGGTAGTGGTAGCCGGGTGGCAAGCCGATAGGCTGTCCAATGATCTACGAGACATCCAAAGCAGGATTGAACGCTTGAGCGTCAAAAAGAAGATCGATCCGAAATGGAGTGTCGAGGATCAACGGGAGCTCGATTATTGGTTCAAGCAGCGTGACGAAGCCGTGCGGGTGCTAAAGCGCATTGAGATAGAACGGCGGCCGCACTTACAGGAATACAAATAGCGAAGGAGGGTGTGTAGATGAAGCATTTAAAATTAATCTTGTTGGCATTTTTAATAACCAGCTGCGCGGCCACAACGAGCCTGGTTGTGACTGGTGAGTCGCTCAAAGGCGTCGGCAACGAGTTCGTCGTGGTGGCGAGGGTATATAAGGAAGGCTGTGACCTAACAAAGACGATTCCGCCTTCCCAGTGCGCAAAGTTTACTGCCTTTGGGAAGGAATTTCAAAAGGCCTACCCGTTGACGATTCAGCTCTGGGAGGCAGCGCGAACGGCTAATGACGCTGCGGCCCAAGAACAGTTAGACAAGCTGGTCGTGCAACTAGCTGCCGATCTAAGCGCTTTTGCGGTGGCTGTAATTAAAACTTACGGAGAAGGAGGTAAATAATCATGCCGTTGGCATTGACTCTTATTCCGATGCTGCCGGGGTTGGTGCAGACAGTGTGGCAAATCATCGACGCCGTGCGTAATGATGACGCCACGCCTGCTGAGACCAAGGCAAAACTTGATCAGATAAGTGCTGACCTGCAAGCCGTTGTGGCGCAGGTAAAGGCAGTTGAGCTACCGACTACAGAACCGTAGAGAAAGGAGGTGATCTAATGGCTAGTGCAGAATTTGAAGATCAATACGCTAAAAAGTTTGGTTGGCGGCAACCCTGATCTTTCATGGTGAGGTTAAAATTAAGCGGAGGCTGGGACGTTGAATCAAATGTCTAATCTATGCGCTTGTGGCTGTGGCGGGGCTACGCTGCGAACATACATCCACGGCCATAATGGGCGTGGTAAACCTCATAGCGAAGAATGGACTAGAAAAGTTAGCTTGGCGCAGAAAGGTATTCCAAGAGGTCCATTAAGCGAAGAAGCCAGGGCGCGCAGGCGTAAACATCCTCTACCAACAATATTACCATTGTGTGCTTGCGGTTGTGGTCAAGTAATTCACCCTGCCCGTCCAGAGTTAGGCGGAAGATTTATTCACGGCCATAATCATCGCGGTAAGCCGCATGGAGAAGAGTGGGTTAAAAAGATTAGTCTCGTTCAAAGGGGAATTCGTAGGCGCCCGATGACTGAAGAAGAACGACGAAGAAATAGCGAATCTAAAAAGGGAATTAAAAAACCACCTAGAACGCAAGCACATCGTTTAGCGTTGAAAGCTGCGCGAGCTAAAATGGTGATGCCGATAAAGGATAGCAAGTCCGTTGAAATTCCTTTGCAGAAGTTTCTTGCTAGGCACGGCATCTCATACGAAAAGCATTTAGTTGTTCCCGCCTTGCATCCATATCATCAATTCGACATCGCCATCCCGTATCTAAAACTAATTATCGAAGGGAACGGATGTTATTGGCACGCATGTCCGCAATGTTTTCCTAGCGGGAGACATACTAAATTCGACAGCGAATTTGAAATAGTCGAGCTTCGCGCTAAAAAACTCGGATGGAAAGTATTAGTAGTATGGGAACATGAGATCACAAACGGCTCAGCGTTTTCGCACTTACTCAATACGATTATCGCGGTTGAGAATAATTTGCCCGGAGATCCGGGAGAAAGGAGGGAAACATTATGGCACAAACGGAAATAGATGTAGAAAGCGTTAGAATAGCAGCCGAACAAGCTGCGGCTAGCGCTAGAGCAGCAGCGGATGCAGCTCAGGCAGCAACGGCAACGTCGGCCTCTCAGGGCGGACAGCAAACGGACGTTGGCGCTGGTTATCGCTCTTCGGGAGCGGAGGTAACCAGCGACATCGGGCAAGCCGAAGCCTACATGCTGAACATGAAGCGGCTAGTCGCAATGGAATTGAATCGTGATTCCGCCTCACAGAACATGGTACAGCGTAGAGAACGAAACGGTGAGGACCATGATCAGAATTTGCGGCAGTTGACGGTTCAGTTGATGCAAGGAGCCGTAAGTTTGCAGGGACGTGTGAATAATCTCGCGATCTCGCACGACGGACGGATTCGTGCATTCCAGGAAGGCGAAGTTGCGCGGACTGTTCGGAATTCCGACTTGGCAATCGATCGTCAGTGGAATGTTGACGAAGTTGCCGAATTGGTCGCCAAGACACCAGTGTTCTTGGATGCTATCGCTGGCGCCGTAGCGGCGGGAGTAGCCAAAGCAATGACTGTCGAAAAGCCGGCTTCCTAAGAGCCTTACAACCCAACGCACTCGGAAAAATCTGAGTGCGTTGTCTGGAGGGCTTTTAAAAATGAAGCCGATTTTATACGCCGCGCTTTTAGCCTCGTTACTATCCATCACGGGCTGCGCCTCGATGCGGGCGCCAAACATGCTTGATCAATATCGTGCTGACAGCCAAGAAAATCTATCACGTCCCGACGGATCGCGTTACGCAACAAGGCGCGCTGCTGATGGTCATGAAAACTTACCCGCACCAAGTAGAGTGAGTGAGTGTGTTAGAGTTGTTTTATGATATTGGGACGGCGGCCGGGCTTGATACCTTAGGGGGCTAGCATGGAGCAACCAGGGCAGTCATTGAGTCCACAAGCAGCTGATCATATAGACAAGCTGCGGCGTGAGAACGAGATACTACTGCAAGCTCTCAGGGACGTTGAGACTACCCTTAAACTTGCCGCGATCAAGCTTGATATGCTCGTTAAAAAGAAAGAAGGAAATCATGGCTCATGATGCCTATGATAAGTTACTTAAGGCACAGCAAGATGAGTTGTTGCTAGAATTTGATGAGGGATGCTTAGAGGCGCATGCCGTGTCAACCATAACTTGTTGGTGCTGTCCAGTGACCTTACAGTTAGAGGTTGGGCATCGAAGGTTTTTGCATCAAAGTCTTAATAACTGACGCATACGGGGCGCCAATGATCATGGTGTTGTGGATATTAAGTATCATTAACATCGCCTAGTCGAGTTAAGACACTAGCTTGAGAAAAAATGATCGCTGGTTGATAATTTTCTTTAACATAACAACCAACGACAACGACGGCTTCTCTCGTTCATCCTCGCGAAGTTTTCAAGCCGGCGCGATTTCTGCTGACTATGAGACACCGCGGACCGCCACATTTGGATATCGATTTATGGGGCTTGCGTATCGATATAAATCGACTGCCCGTCAGTTTTGATCAGACGTGCGGCGCCGCGGTTTCAACCCTCCGCCGGCTCTAACCTTATCCTTATATATAGAGTGTCAGCGGATATCTACCCAGTCTAAGCGATTAAAATCTTGATAAATACTTAATAAGTAAAGGTATTTTCCACTGGCAAAAAATATTTTTCAGCCCCTATTGACAAATATGCGGAATGTGTTAAATTACACAATACATAGGGAGGGGGCAAAAAATGGAACTACGGATTACAGGTTTGGATAACGCAACTCACGCGGCGGCTAAGTTTCTCTCCGCGCGCACTGGGGTAACCCTCCAGCGGTTTATTGCCGAGGCGATCCATGCGCACTGCCTACGCACCGCCCACGCGCAAGGCCTAACCGGTGATGTGCTAAAAAAAATCGACCCAAAAAACACCAAACCCGCCCGGAGCTAACCGGGCCGAGAACAACGCTCCCCGACCGGAGCGGAGGAGGACAAAATGGAACGCAAATACCGACATTTTTGTAACACTGACGACCCACAGCGCCCATGTTGCTGGGCGGCGCGGAAGGCCGAGTTTGATATCCTAAAAAATAATGATGTGGCGCGGACGACTAAGTACGGCTCGCTCTCCTGCAAGGACTGCGGAGCTATCTACCGCGTCGTCAATGGCGCGTGTGAGGATCATATTTGTGTCCCGTTGGCGCAACGCGGATTTGTTGCGCGAGGATTGGATTGATAATGGAGCGCACCAGCAAGCCCGCCCGGAGCTAACCGGGCCGAGAACGGAGGAACGAAATGTTTAACGTATTAGACCTGACCGCGGCAGGGATCGGCGTGAGGGAGGCAGTCTCCCTCTGCCGCAGCTGGATCAGCGATGCCAATCTAGCCGCGATCTCGGCAATCGCGGCTAGCGTGGATGCCACAGCAGCTACCCGCGCAGCGGCTTGTCTATGGGAGGAGTGGGAGGGGTTAGGCAACCCAGGCTCCATTACGGAATATTATAATAAAAGAACAATAGAATGATAAAAATTACTACAATACCGCCGCCGGGGTGGCGACCTGGCAGTCCTCTGCCCGCGACAGCAGCGACCGTGACAGTGGTTAAACCAGCCCGCTCTATCCACGATAAGGCGTGGGTTGTCTGGGATGATCTATGCCAGACCGTGCGGGCTCAGGGTTTTAGGGAGGTGGTCCGCTTGGTGGCATCAAGCGGACAATCGCAGTACGAGAGCGCGGCGATCCAGACCGAGCGTGGCGGCATCCGGCAATTAACAGCCGCCGAGCGGAAAAAGCTCAGCGACGCTGTCGCCGCGGAAACAGAATAAGGAGAACAAGAAGAAAATGAAACACAAATTTACTAACGGTCGATGCCGTTTTTGCGGCATCGTACCGGATGCCGGCGCACCGTGCGCGCCCGTGGTAGTGGTAACTCGTCACCCGGCGCTCGTTGAGCTACTGCGAGAGCGCGGGCTTGTCACTGACAATGCTCGCGTGATTGCTCACGCGGAGCCTGACGATGTAGAGGCATGCCACGTGGTTGGCGTGCTCCCACTGTCACTAGCCGTATTGGCGGCTAGCGTTACTGAGATACCGCTAGCTTTGACCCCAGCAGATCGAGGGGTTGAGCTAGGTATTGATCGTCTACGAGCAATTGCAGGCCCGGCGATTACCTACGTTATCTCGGAAATATAATAGCCTACCCGGAGCTAAAATGAATGTAGATGAAAAATTTAACTATTATGCGGAAATAATGGCGTCCACACATGGTGAGTGTGCTGCGAAAGCTTTAGCAACGGCCATGTCGCAGATGCTGGAAGCTCACTGCACTGAACGTTTGATTTGGCAATATGCACAACGTCAAATTAGTCAACTAAGGAGTAAGGAGCAATTAACATGAAACGGACATGGAGAGTTTACATCTATGAAAAATGGGGGTCCAAAAAGGACGGGTGGAACGTTTTTAATGTGTTAAAAACATCTCATGTTTGTACCTTACCCGATGATCAGGATTGTGACAATAAAACCATAATGCGTGCCCTGAAACATAGCGGTTGGGTCGGTTGTAAAACTCTGAAAACCAAATCGCTTACATTTGATCGGAATTGTATGACAACCAGAATCTACTTTAATAATGCAAAAAATGATCGCCCAGAAGGCTTCTTGCTCTTGGAGGAATGAAGACGTGTTATTGCCACGCGGTGAGTGTGCAGCATGGTCTTAATCCCTTTTCTTCAGGTCGTCGTTCACTCGCCCGCCCGGAGCTAACCGAGCCTAAAAAAACGCTCCGCTGACCCGGAGCGGGGAGGATACCATGTCAAATATCAATTATCGGACGGTCGTCCTAAAAGATGGTCGTCAACGTCTCCGCATCTCCAGCCCTTATCACCCCGATTTCCCCGCAGCGGCAAAAAAATTAGGCGGCACTTGGCAGGCTGAGAGCCGAGAATGGTCGTTTGATCCGCGAGACGAGGCGCGAGTCAGGGGACTGTGCCGAGAAATATTCGGTGTTGACGGGACCGAGGCGGCAGTTGATCTAGTGACGATCCGCATCGGGATCAACGGTCATTACGATTCCTTGTTTGTCGCCGGCAGGCAAATTGCGCAACTCAAGTATGGCCGCGACGGCGGCGTGCGCTTGGGGACGGGCGTGATCGTTAGTGATGGTGATCTTGGTAGTGGCGGCTCGCGCAAAAATCCCGCGATCGTCGCAAAAAACGCAATAGTGGAAATTCGCGATGTCCCGCGCGGCATCGCCCTGAAAGATCAACCGGCGTGGGATTATCAAATCATCGAGCAGTCTGGCGCGCAATCGGCGCCCGTGGCCGATGCGCCATCATCCGAAGCCGCCGGGTTAAATTCTGACGGGAAGGAACTCGCGGCGTTGCTCGCACTAGAGGACTTGATTATCCATCGCGCGGAGACGGGCGAACTGAATACCGAGGCAGAGTCAGCCTGGGCGACCTATCAGAAACTCAAAGAGTTGGCGTTTCGGCCCGGCACGGATGCGGAAGGCGCGACAGCGCTGAAAGCGGCGATCAAAAAGGCCGTTGCACTTGCGCTATAGGAGGAGTCATGACCGATTTAGTCGCCAAATTGCAAAATTCTCTGCAAAGAAAATCCCTCTCTGAGACCGTCAGAGACAGGCAACAACAACAGCGCCGCGCAGAGCAGGCAAACCACTCTTTTTTACTGCTCGACTGCTCAGGATCTATGGCTGATTATGTAGAGCCTGGGCGCGCGAAAATCGACGCACTGCGCGAGATCGTCACTGCGTTGCGACAGCGCGTTGGATTTACTCAGATTATTTTTCCCGATCCGTGGAATGGCCGTGGCGAGCATGTCGCGGATTACATCCCAGAGCCACGGGGATCGACTCCGTTGCACGAAGCGCTGGCGAGCGCGCGGCAAAAGGGGGCAAAACATTGTGTGTTAATCAGCGATGGCCTCCCTGATGACACCAGCGCGGCGCTCGCCGAGGCCCGCCAGATGCAAAGCCGGGGTGTCCAAATTGATGTTTTTTATGTTGGGCCTAGACCTCATGCCGGCGAGGAGTTTTTACGATTACTCGCGCAGGAGACGGGGGGGCAGTTTCAATCGATGAGCCTTGAATATAAAAAGATGGCAGGCTTGATCGATGGCGCGGCCAAAGCTCTCGCCTTGCCGGCGCCGGGAGGGGCGAGATGAAACATTCGCTCGGCTTGGAATTCGTCGCGGAGAATCGTCACTACGAGATTTCCATGCACAAAAAACATGGACTGACTCCGCCGAAACATCTATTCCGGCCGCTGCCTCAGCGGCCTTGGGTAGCGGAGATTAAAGGGCTCGACTCGCAGCGCGGGTTTGATCGGCAGTTCCTTAGAGGAGCCAAAGACTATTCTCAATCTAATGGGGCGGCATCGCGCGGTGTGTATCTGCACTTTATTCTCGATGACGGCAAGATTTACGAGGTTCACGAACCTCTCGGCTGGAAAAAGTTCAACCGATATTTTTGCCGGTACAACGGCTTTGAAAAAGAAACGCTGTCGCGCGACGAGGTGATGCGATGCCTAAGCGTCCGCTCGGCCTAGACGTGTTGACCGCAGTGCGACAGCGGATATCGTGGGTGTTCGACACGTTCGAGAAAGTTTACTTGAGTTTTTCGGCGGGCAAAGACTCCACTGTGATGCTGCACTTGGTTATGGCCGAGGCCAAGAAACGCAACCGCAAAGTCGGACTGCTGCTGATCGATCTTGAAGCGCAATACAAACTGACGATGACGCATGCTGAGCGCTGCTATAATATTTATAAAAATCAGATCGAGCCGTACTGGATCGCCCTGCCTATCAACCTGCGCAACGCCGTCAGCATGATCGAGCCACGCTGGCAATGCTGGGACCCGAACCGGCGCGATGATTGGGTGCGCCAGCCGCCAAAGCTCGCAATAACCGACGGATCGATGTTCCCATTTTTTCATCGAGGCATGGAGTTCGAGGAGTTTGTGGAGTTTTTCGGCCACTGGTACGGCGGGAATAAACTGACCGCCTGTTTCGTCGGCATTCGCGCGGACGAATCGCTTAATCGGTTTCGCACGTTGATCGCGGACAAGACGCGCTTCGATGACAAACAATGGACGACATGGAAAAGCGGCGCGGTCTATAATATCTATCCAATCTATGATTGGCGCACCGAGGATCTGTGGACCTACACGGCGCGGGAAGGTGTCTGTTATAACGCTCTCTACGACCGCATGTATCAGGCCGGTTTGACTATCCATCAGATGCGTATCTGCCAGCCTTATGGAGATGACCAGCGCAAAGGTCTTTGGCTGTATCATGTCATCGAGCCGGAGACCTGGGGCAAAGTCGTGGCGCGTGTGGCTGGCGCCAATTCCGGCGCTCTATATGCGCGTGAGAGCGGCAACATTCTCGGTCGATTAAAAATCAGCAAGCCTGAAAATCATACATGGGAGAGCTTCGCTAAATTTTTACTCGCTACAATGCCGGCGGGATCGAAGGATCACTACGAAAACAAAATCGCCGTGTTTCTGCACTGGTATGGAGATCGCGGCTACCAGAGCGGAATCCCCGATGAGGCCGATCCTAAATTGGAAGCTCAACATAAAGCCCCGTCCTGGCGGCGTATATGTAAAGCGCTATTGCGCAACGACTACTGGTTTAAAGGTCTGAGCTTTACCCAGACCAATAGTCAAGCCTACGAGCGCTATCGAAAGATTATGAAAAAACGGAGGATGCGATGGGGGACAATCTAATCGACATAGTAGCCTCTGCGCTACAAGGGTTGCGCGAATTAGATGATGATGCTCGTATTGACGCAATCAATGAAATCAAACTCATGCTGCGTGAGTACAGTCCGCTGAAACATGAGCCGGTGGACTGCGTTCTTTGGGTGAAACAGGAGCTGGTGCGCGCTAACGATTACAACCCAAACCGCGTGGCTAGCCCAGAGATGCGCCTGTTGCAGACATCAATCGAAGAGGACGGTTACACTCAGCCGATTGTTACCTTCAGAGAGGAAAATGATTATGAAGTGGTTGACGGGTTCCATCGCAACCGCGTTGGCCGTGAAGTGGCTGTAATCAAGGATCGTGTCCACGGTCGTTTGCCAATCACGGTGATCAATGATGAGCGCACTGATCGTGGCGATCGGATAGCATCTACTATCCGACACAATCGGGCACGTGGCAAACATCAGGTGGATGCCATGAGCGCGATTGTGGTAGATCTGGTCCGCCGCAATTGGAGCGATGAAAAAATATCTCGCGAAGTCGGTCTTGACCGGGATGAAGTGATCCGGCTAAAACAAGTCTCTGGTCTAGCCTCTTTATTTTTTGAACGTGAATTTTCAGAAGCGTGGGAGGGTATCACCGATGATTAATTTTAGCCGCAACGAAAAAGCTGCAATCTTAGACGTGCTCAACGGTACGATACTCGACGAGTCTCACGCAGACCTCAATCTAGTCGATGCGTTTACCGGCCACCAGATCCGGCCCGGTCTCGGCGGCCAGATAGCGCACGAGATCCTCGATGCCTGCGAGGGCGATGGCCTCGCGGAAAAATGGTCGATCGATGGCGCCGGTTTAGTCGCTAAACTGGAGTCGCTCGATAAGGAGCGCGGTCTCGCGCTCAAGCGTGCCGGCGAGCATCCGGATTTTGACGAGCTGACTTTTTGACTTCCTCCGGGCGGACCTCCCGTCCGAGTGGGAGCGGCAGGTCTAGTCAACCTCCAGCGCCGGTCCGTTAAGCCGGCGCGAGAAAGAAAGCGAGGACCCGTGAACTACACCATGACGGCGCCCTGTAAAGAATGCCCATTTCTGAAAACCAGCGGCTTTACTTTCGCTAGTTTGGTGGAACATGCCAGCGGCGAATTCGGTTGTCACAAGGCTTGCGAACTCATCGAGGATGATGATGGCTTCGAAGTCTTTCAGCCAAAGGAAGAAACGCCTCACTGTGCCGGGGCGCTGATATTTAATGAATTACGAAACACCCCACACCAGATGATGAGAATCTGCGAACGCTTGGGTTTTTACGACATGCGCAAGCTCGATATGGACGCCAACGTCGGGAGTAAACGAGCGGACTATCGGAGAGAAAGAAAGCGAGGATTTAAATGAACGAAACAAAACGCATGCCGATAGATTATATCGATATCGTTTTTGATGGTCCGCCAAGTCATGAATCCGGGCGCTTCATAGAAGTCGAAAACTCTCAAGGTCGAAGCGTTAAATTTGGTGAATGGGTTGAACGCAGTGATGGTTATTGGGCTTTACGGATCGTATCAATTGAGAGACTCAATGCGGCGCTTGAACAATCGGTGCAATTACAATCGCACTATGCAGCGCTACTCAATTGCCCAATAATTGATTGAAAATCTGCGTCATCAACATTTTTTTAAATACCCCCTTGACAAACTATGCGACATGACGTATTACATACGTCATAGAACATTTGAATTTATGACGCACGTGCTAAGGAGTACCACTATGATTCCAAAAGTAAAGCCGAAAAAATGCAGACGGTGCAAGCGGGAATTTGTGCCGGTGAGCGAATGGCAGAAATACTGCGGTCGGGCATGTCGAGCGGCTGCTTATTATGCCAGACATTCGGCTCTCATCCGCAAAGCGCGGAAAATCATCAACGCCCAAGAGCAGGGTGCTGCGTAGGCAACTCAATCGGAAATCACCCATGATCAAATCTCCGCACCCGAAGCCGAAGCGTGATCTCAAAATCCCGGTCATTCGTCTCGATGACCTCAAGGCGAGACTCGTCAAGGCTGTAGCCAGTGGCGATCAGGACTCGGTCGATCACATTCTTCAAAATTTTTATTTCGCTCAAAACTACGCACTTCCGATTATCCATAGCGATGGTGTCAAAAATGAACGTCGATAATTTTTGGAACTACGTCAATAAAACCATGAATTGTTGGCTCTGGACCGGCGCCATTGGCGGCCGCAATGATCATCGCTACGGATTGGTGCATTGGAAGGGCAAAACAGTGAGAGCACACAGGATCGCCTGGGAATTGACTCATGGCGCGATAACAGACGGTCTCCACGTTCTCCATCACTGCGATGTTTGTAATTGCGTTAATCCCGAACATCTTTTTCTTGGGACACATCAAGACAATATGGCGGATCGAAAAGCGAAACACCGAAATGGGTTTACCGAGAAGAATCGACAGCGGGCGATAGCGGCTAAACTCGCCAAGACGCATTGCCCTCATGGGCATCCATATTCCGGTGACAATGTTTTCGTTAACGTAACTGGGGCACGAACCTGTCGTACCTGCGCAAGAGTAGCTGCGCTTCGGCACTATTATAAAAATAAAGAGGCGATCAATCTCCAATGCAATCCAAGTCTCAAAGAAGAAACAAAATGTCAGCCGATTCTGCATGGCGACAAGGGACCAAGCGCGGCATGTCCGGAATGCTACGCGGCGCTCAGGCACAGGGGCTGGATTTCTGGCATGCCGATCTATGTCTGCGAGACCTGTCATGGGGTGGGACTGAGGAGGGGCGAATGAAGAAACTGCTCTCACTAATCTTCCGTCGTCGCCGCCTTGTCGATCTCAAACCGTATCAGAGATTAATCGTGCTCAGTGTTCGGAGGGCATGACTGTGAATCCACGAGTGCAATACGAGATGTCCGAAGAGGATTTGACCGAGTTGCTCGACGCCTGTAGTAAGCCCACGCGAGTGATGATGATTGGTGACTATAGGTCACCTAGTCCTCAAGAAAACGCTAACGCGGCATGGGCGAAGCTGGGCAAAAAGATGGGCTTCGACTCCATTACGGTTCGTCCCGATCCTCGTGGCGACAAATACTTTACGGCGGTGCCGATTGAGACCGAAGTCCAAAAGACAGCTCGACTCGAATATGACGCGAAAATGAAACGAGCCGCCGAAATAGATAGGCTCCGCGCGGAGATAGCTGAACGAGAAAAGCGACTAAAAGAATTGGAGTCACAATGAGCAGAAAAATACTGATCTCTGATTTTGCACCGAAGCCGAACCGCAATCAGAAACCAGGCATCTCTGAGGATCTGCTGACGTTGACTACGGTTGTCGTCTCGCTAGGACTCGTTGCCGCCGTTCTCTTCGTCGTCAGGGGGCGATTCGATAACTGGCTGTTCAAGTGGTTTGAGAGCATGGGGCTGTAAAGATGGCAGTCAATCGCGATCGTCTAAATTATGGCAGTCGGAAATTTCCTGAACAGGCGCTGGTATTTAGTAAAGGCGACTGCGTCTTCTGCAAGAAACCCATTGCGCCAACTGACGACAGCACCAAATACGGCCACGACTTTTACACTAAAGAACAAACGTGGGCGCACTGGGACTGCTATCACGAGGCGCTGAACAACCCGCATGATGGGGGTGATAGATGAAACGCGGAATATTCTGCCCGCCCTGCGGGTTAAAATTGTGTCGAATAATATTGCCTAGCGTACACCGGGTGAAGGGGTCAAGTTCGTCACGGCATGGGGCTGTAACAAAACAGGCAAGGGGGTCTTTATGAACAAAATCACAACCTACGACGAACTGATTAGCGAATATCGGGGACTTATCGAGTTGTCGCCGGAAAGCAAACTCATCTGGGCCTACAAATTAGGCCAACTCGACGGTCAGATTGACGTTTTGAACCGTCAGGCGCTAGCTCGCGATTTTGAGTCGTTTGAGGAGTTGCCGGCGATCCGGCCACTGGTGGGGAGGGCGTAAAGAATTGATATGAAAACGGTTTTGGTAAAAACGCAGAGTGAACTCACCGCTGCGCTGGAATCCGGCGATTATCCAGAATGCACTGGAACGGAAAGTTTTCAAATTTACGGCTCCGCGCAGGTGACGGCTTCCGACTCCGCGCAGGTGAGGGCTTCCGGCTCCGCGCAGGTGAGGGCTTTCGGCTCCGCGCAGGTGAGGGCTTACGGCTCCGCGCAGGTGAGGGCTTCCGACTCCGCGCAGGTGACGGCTTCCGACTCCGCGCAGGTGACGGCTTACGGCTCCGCGCAGGTGACGGCTTTGCGCTCCGCGCAGGTGACGGCTTTCGGCTCCGCGCAGGTGAGGGCTTTCGGCTCCGCGCAGGTGACGGCTTCCGACTCCGCGCAGGTGACGGCTTCCGACTCCGCGCAGGTGACGGCTTTGCGCTCCGCGCAGGTGAGGGCTTCCGGCTCCGCGCAGGTGAGGGCTTCCGGCTCCGCGCAGGTGAGGGCTTACGGCTCCGCGCAGGTGACGGCTTCCGACTCCGCGCAGGTGACGGCTTCCGACTTTAACGCCGTCACTATTCATGGCCAAAAAGTAAAAGCCAAAGGCGGCGTACAGATTCGAATTCCAGAAATTGCTACCGCCAAAGAGTGGTGCGATTTTTACGGCGTTGATATTAAAAAGGGCGTCGCGGTGCTCTTTAAGGGTGTTGACGAGGATTTTTCTACCGACAACGCCCGCATTCGCGGAATTTTTTACACGTCGGGCGGTAAACCACAAGCGGCAGACTGGGACGGCGGCGAAGCAGAGTGTGGTGGCGGTTTGCATTTCTCGCCGTCACCCATTCACACGCTGAAATTTAATTCGGCGGCAAAACATTTCATGGCCTGTCCGTTAAAAGTCTCGCAGATCAAAGTTCACAAAAACGCGAAGTATCCAGAAAAGATTAAAGCTGCTGGGGTCTGCGCCGCGATATGGGAAGTCGATATCTGCGGGAAAGCTATCTGATATGAAGCGCGACAATTTGGGTCTCCCCTACGACATGCGAACGAAAGTGGGGAGAGCGTGATGATTTACGATCTTAAAGAAGCAGAAGCTAAAGCGAGAGACTTAATAGACGAACTTGACGCCACGCCTATTTATTGTATCGGCGTGGAACTGTGGAAACATAGCAACTGTGATCGCTTGGTAACATTGAAACTCTCTCTCTTTGACAAGTGGGGTCGTTGCCATACCGTTTCGGCTCCCGATATTGACTCTGCGATAATTCTTATGCGCGTCGAATCCAAGGGCAAGGGCATCAACGCTGGTGGAGATCCGATCGTCGTGCAAGACGGCTATCACGATGAGGGATGCTAACTATGAGTCGCAACAATGTCGGTCTCTGCTACGACATGCGAACGAAAGAGGAAAGTCTTAATCCCTTTTTCTTCAGGTCGGCGTTCACTCGATATGAGCAACATACAATTTCGTAAATTTCAGATGAAAAATCGACTCGATGATTTAATCACCGTCTGCGATAAATGCCTGACAGCAAGTTGTTGGCAAGGGCTTTTTATGTGTCAGGAAAGCCTGAATGCCGGCACGGTGCAGATAAGCGTTGCAGATTTGATCGAGTTGGATCGTGAGCATCCGTGCTACTGGCGCACTGAATAGAGTAAGCGATGCATATACCTGACCGCTACAATTGCCGGCACGAGTGGGAACAGGACCTAATCGAAGAGGCTCGTAAGCAGAAGCATTTGGACGGCGAATGTGACGGCGTGTCTCAGTGCGACTATTGTCAGGATGAAGGTTTATTTCACGAATTATCGTCGACTGAAAAGAAGACAGGCAAAGATTAACGGGCTCAACTTAACGGAAAGGGCAAGGGAATGCTCGTCGAATTGATTACGAAAAATGCCGGGCAATCGCAGACGGAGGGCTGATGCCAAAAGGCTATAAAACCAAACCATCCGATCGAATCAAATGGCAAGACAAAAAGAAGGCGGACGGACTGTGTTGGGCCTGCGGAAAGAATCCCGCACTGTCTCCAGGTAAGCACAGCCGATGCAAATCCTGCTCAAAAAAAGTGTCAATTTGGTGGCAACGTAGGAGCCGACAACTGCGTGAGGAGATGATTCATGCGTATGGAAGTCGCTGTAATTGTTGCGGTGAAACTGAGCCGCGATTTCTTACTTTGGAACATAAAAACGGCGGCGGTCATAGATGGAGACGTGAGCACACAAAGAGCACGACTAGTCTTCTCATGACACTTGCCAAATTAGGTTGGCCGAAAGACGAATTCACTATTTTGTGTTGGAACTGCAACTGTTCGACAAAAGATGGACTACCTTGCCCGCACAAGGAAAAGGATCTGCGCAATGTTGGTTGAACTAATCACGCGCAATGCAGCCGATAATCAGGAAGAGCAAGGTCCGTATTTTCCACGGCCTAGCAGCGTCGGAAAATGTGTCCGTGCCTTGGTCTACCATGCCACGGCGGTTGAACCTGATCGTTTCCCTGGCCGAACGTTACTTGTCTTTGAGGATGGCAATACTCATGAGAAATTGATCAAGGATCATATCCGCAAAACGGTATTTCGTTTAGACGAACTCAAGGGCGCAAAGCAGCGCATCTTCATCGCCATGATCGGCGACAAGAAACTTGACGGCGAGATTGACGGCTTAGTCACGGATCCCTTCGAATATACCCGACTACTGGAAATCAAATCGATCAATCATTTCGGTTTCGAGCGACTCAAAGACGAACCTCTAGACGACCATCGTCGGCAAGCAAATCTTTATCTACACGGTTTGGCTAAAGCCGGGCTTCCCATCGTCGAAGGCATAATTCTGTACAAGAACAAGAACACGGCGACGATGAAGGAGTTTACGATTCGGTACGACGAGGCTCAGGCCCTCGCCGATATCGCCATGTTTGAAAATGTCGAGCGCATGGCGGCTGACGGAGAGATACCGCCGCGGCCTTATGATTTCGACGACTGGCACTGCGGATATTGCCGCTGGCAGGAACACTGCTGGAGCAATTATGTCGCGGAAGTCAAGGCGTTATCCGAGAACGTTGCGCTAGCCGAAGAACTCGAAACCACGGCACGCTACTACAAGGAGTTGGGCGCGCAGGAAACGGAAATCGGCAAGGAGCGAGATGTACTTAAAGGGCAGCTAAAAGCCGCACTCAAGGAAGCTAACGCGCAGTCGGGGCGTGCCGGGGAATATCTTATTAGTATCAGCATCAGTGAGCGAAAAAAGTATATCGAGGAACTGGTGCCGCCAGACGCAATCGAAAAAGTACCATCTGAGCGATTCAACGTGAAATCAATGGCCAAGAAAGGATCGAAGTCATGAGGATCATAAAATTTCGCGCCGAGAACATCAAAAAGCTCGTCGCCGTCGAAATCGTTCCCAACGGTAATATCGTCAAGATAACCGGCAAGAACAGTGCCGGCAAAACCTCCGTACTGGATGCGATCTACTGGGCGTTGGGAGGTCAACAAAATATCCCGGAAAAACCGATCCGCAGCGGTCAGAAGAAAGCCGCCGTAGAACTCGACCTCGGCGACATCATCGTCAAGCGCAGTTTCAATGAGAGTTCTACCGCACTGGTGATCGAAAACAAGGACGGTCTCCGTTTCAAATCGCCGCAGACCATGCTCGACGGTTTGATCGGTCGACTCAGTTTCGATCCTTTGGAGTTCATGCAGATGGATCAGCGAAAGCAATTCGATACCCTGCGCGCGCTCACCGGCATTGATACGACAAAGCTCGATCAGCAGAGACAGGCGCTCTACGAAGAGCGGACCCAGATCAATCGTGACGCCAAGCGGCTCGAAGCACAGGAGACCTCTGTCGTCGTGCCTTTGCTGCCGCCATTGGTTGATGAAAAGGAAACGGATGTCGCCGACTTGGTGGAGAAAGTCAATGAGGCCATGGCGCTGCAACAGAAGCGGGATGGCTTCAAAATGAAGACCGACGACGCCGAACGCAGAGGCGGAGAGCTGACTCGGGACATCGACAATCTAAACGACCAAATCATAAAGTTGACCGCGCAGCGTGACCAAAAGCAAGTGCAACTCTCCGAGGTCCGACAGATCCGCAATGCACTTGCAACCGACCGTGACGCCATCACGGTTCCAGACATCACGGGCATACAGGCCGAGATCAGAGAGGCTGGCAAGAAAAACAAGTTGATCCGGCAGCGGCTGGCCGAATTCGAGAGGAAGTCAGCAGAGGTCGAGCGCGCTGTCAAGGAAATGAAGCGTCTTAAGGCCGAACTGGCGACGACCGATGCCAAGGTTGATCAACTCACCAAGGCGATCGACAGCATTGATCAGCAAAAGGCCGAACTGATCAGCTCGGCGCAATTCCCGTTGGATGCCCTAGGCTTTGGCAATGGTGCGGTGACCTACGACGGTTTGCCTCTCTCCCAAGCCTCCGGCGCCGAGCAACTCAGGGTTAGCATGGCGATGGCCATGTCACTCAATCCCAAATTACACGTCCTAAGAATTACTGACGGCTCACTGCTCGATTCCGAGTCGATGCGGATCATCGAGGAGATGGCGCAAGACAGAGACTATCAGGTCTGGATGGAAGTGGTCGACGAGAGCGGTAAGGTCGGCGTTTATATTGAAAATGGCGAAGTTGCAGCAGTAAACAATGGCGTAACGGGAGACGAGGTTAAAAATGAATTTCACAAGGATCAAGGGCGAGAACAAACCGCAGAACGTAATCCGGCTACCACGGCTGGGTAAGATTAGACTTGGCATCAAAAAGACCGCGAGCAACGGCAAGGAGTATCCAGCTGAGACCGACTATTTCGTCGTTCCCGACGAGGTGAAGAAAATGTTCGGTGATCGGCCAAAGGCATTGCCGGTGATGATCGCCGTGGAGAACGAAGAAATGTTTCTGCGCCAGTACTATGCGGTCTATGGCGGCAATCAGCGGCTGAAGTGCCAAGGTAATGGGGAGATAGCGGAGCGTCGCGACGATAAGGGACAGATCACGCAGATCGAGTGCCCGTCGCCGGAGTTCTGCGAGTTCGCGAAGCAATTCAAGTGCAGCGCCCGCATCGACATCATGCTTGTGCTGCCGGATATCAACATGGGTGGGGTTTATCAATTATCATCTGGCTCGATTAATACCGACATCGATCTCAGGAGCGGCATCGAGATGGCCAAGTATTTGTTTGGCCGAATCTCATGGGTGCCAATGATGATGAGCCGCGAGGAGCGGAAGATTCCCGATCCCAGCACCGGCAAGATAATGACACACTGGCCGGTGCGGCTGTACCCGATTGCCACTGTTGCTGAGGTCAACCAGATCCGAAGCGATACCAACCGAATTATCGACCGCCAGGAGCGATTCATGCTGCCGGAGCCGGTTATTGAGGGCGATTTCAAGGTTGAATCGGATGACGGACAACAGGCAACCGAAGGTGAACAGCAAAACAATATTTCTGAATTTATCAGAATGATTCAGGAAGCAACGACGCAACAAGAAATTGACCGACTCTTCAAGTCGAACAATGCTGCGATCAATGCTCTGGCACACAAGGAAAAGAGTAAGATCATCGAAGTGAAGCAGAAGCGCGAGACTGAGATCGCGAAGGCCGCATAGATAGACGGATTTAATCATGACCTCCACTGACCGCGAAAGACTGGACCGCTTGATACGCCGGCGCGACTGGTTGGCTGAGCGTGTCAATGTGCGCAGAGCCCAGGGCAAGGAAGCGAACTACGATGAAGAGGAAAGATCGGCGCTGGACTGGGCCATCGAGATAGTGGCCGGGTATTTTGAGGAGGAGGAGTCAAGCGATCCGTTGGCGCAGAATGCACTCAGGGAAAAAGCTGCTGGACCCCGGAAGCTAGGGGCCTAGACGAGTAGGGAGCATAACCGAAGATGGGCAGACCGAGCGATAAACGTCGCGCGGCTCAACGGCCGGGAAAGCGTGAGAGGGCACGGGTCAAGAAGCACCGTCGGGCGAAAGCTTGGGGCAACGTGCCTGGTGCCGGAACCTACACGCTCACTGCTGGTCAAAAGAAATGGACCGAGTTCCAGCGATCGAGGAGAAATCCTTTTTCATGGTCTCGCGATCTTTTAGCCCATCCTGCCGGTGAGGCATATCCCGAAAGCGGAGAACAAACGCCAAACGGCCAGGCTATAAGGCGAGCCGGGAGTAGCGCCCCGGTCAGCAGTTAAAGTTTAGGGTGTTAATCCGATGCCCATAAAAAAACTAATCGAGGTGCCGATGAAAAATGCGCAGACGCCAACTCTTTTCCCGCCGAGTCCCGAGGAAATGTCCGACAACAAGGAAAAGCTCTCAACCCTGGTTGGTGAATTCATCCGCATCGAAGACGATAAGAAGGCGGCGGATGCCGACTATAACGAGCGGCTGACTGAACTCTGGGACGAGATCAAGGCGTTGAGGGCGAGAATTAAAGAGGGGGAAGAGGGGTAGTACCTTTGGCCTGGATCGAATCTCACACGATTTTGTTGAGGCATAGAAAGTTGATTGAGTTAGCGAAAGACCTTCGCCTGAAACCAGTTTATGTCATGGGGCATCTTCACGCACTCTGGCACGCTGCTTTAGAACAGCAAGAAGACGGTGATCTTTCATCCTGGTCGGATGAGTTGATTGCCGAGTCTTCTAGCTATTCGGCGGATGCTTCTCAGTATGTCTCCTTGCTCCAAACGCATCACTGGTTAGACGGCAAACTCTTACACGACTGGCTCAACTACGCGGGTAATTATTTGGCGCGCAAGTATCACAACACGGACAGAGACTACCTAAAGACAGTATGGTTAAAGCACGGTAAGCATTACGGAAAACGAACTTCCTCAAGGAAGCAAAAAGGATCACCGAACCAAGGTAATCTTATCTTATCTTCTTCTCAGAAAGAAGGAGAAGAGGGTTTGGGAGAAGAGGGAACCGAAATTCTTCCAGAATGGCTTGACCAGGAATTATGGAATGATTTTAAGGATCACCGTGCGAGGATGCCTAAGAAATATCACTTGACTATTCTTGCCGAAAAATTAGCTCTCAAACGGCTAGGTGAGTGGGCCGGCGCCGGTCAAGATCCTAACGATATTATTAGGCAGTCCATCATAAATGGGTGGGCCGGTCTATTTGAAGTTAAGAACGGAGCGATTGGTGTCAACCAAAAAAGAAAATCGGAACCTGCGGGATTTGCAGGTCTCAGGGACTTCATGGCCTACAAAGCAAAACGATGAGGGTTTTGCAAAGGCGTGGGCAAAACTGTGCGCAGCTTATCCTCGCATGGATTTGTCAACTCAAACCGTGGCCGTCTACTACGAGCGGCTTTGTAAATACGAAGCCAGTAAGATCATGGCGGCTGTAGACCTATCCATTGAGCGATCGAAGTTTTTCCCGACCGTGGCGGAACTACTGGAAAACATCGCGAATAGCCGATCTCAACAGTTGAGGATCGATGAGTTGCGACCGTCGCCGGAAGAGGCTGGTAGGGTGTTGGCGGATTTGAGAAAATTTCTAGTCGGCGTGAAAGCTGGCAAGTGAAACGCAAACCGAAAAAGAAAAAGCGGCCCTGGATCAATCTTCCCGACACGCGCAGCGCGGCAACGATTGCGAGTGGGACCGAGAAGATACGCGCGATGATCGCGGCCAGCGAGGGGAAGATGAGTTACGAGGAGGCGGTCGAAAAGATAACGCGGGAGAGGATTAGGGAGCGCGATAGATATGGAAGGGAACCTGGTGAGGAAGGATGACGGCTTACTACAATGAGAACGATGGGTTTGCAGCGGCGTGGCTCAATGAACTCATTCAGGAAAAGCTAATTTGTGACGGCTATGTGGATCAAAGATCAATCGAAGAAGTTGGAGCAAAAGACCTTGAAGGATTCGACCAACATCACTTTTTTGCCGGCATCGGCGGATGGTCCTATACTCTCAGGCTATCCGGATGGCCCGACACTGAATCAGTCTGGACCGGCTCCTGTCCGTGTCAGCCGCTTTCGAGCGCGGGACAGCGAAAAGGCCATGCCGATAAACGACACTTGTGGCCCGCTTTTTATGACCTCATCGCCGAGTGCAAGCCTTCAGTTGTCTTTGGAGAACAGGTTGCGAGCAAGGATGGACGTGAATGGTTCGCCGGAGTACGCGCTGATTTGGAAGCATTGGGATATGCCTGCGGGGCTGCCGATCTGTGCTCTGCGGGGATCGGCGCACCCCATATCAGGCAGCGCCTTTATTGGGTGGCCGACGCCCAACGTGCCGAATGGAGGCCGATCGATCGCTCATGCCGAGATGAAGGGCCGAACGGCGATGCACAACGGGAAGAAAGTACAAATAGGCATGGAAGCGGCGGCGAAGATGGTTCGACTGGTGGGTTTGGACACGCCGACAGCGCCAGTGAATACGGACGGCCACCAAGCGGGCAACAATCGGTTCGTGACGAATACGGTCAGGGCATTGAAGGGTTGGACGACACCGACGGCATCGGAGAAGGCAGGCAAGGGAACCAAGAACAAATCACTGCGACTGGACGCATTAACCCTGAAGGGCTGGGCAACTCCGCTAGCCCGCGATCACAAGAACAACGGCGTGAGTATCGCCCGCGCGGCGAAAGGTGTAGCGGACTCGTTGGATTTGCAATCCAAGATGGTGTGCCTCGCTGGAACGGCCCCACCGTCGCCGTTGAGTGCTCGGATGGATGGCGGCGCGTATCAGCTCAATCCGATGCATTCCCTCTGGCTCATGGGGTTTTCGCAAGAATGGGAAAGTTGCGCGGAGCTGGCAATGCTATCTGTCCGCAAGTCGCCCAAGCGTTCATCAAAGCATACCTAGAAACGAAACAGCGGGAGTGAAAGCAGGACCTATGCCCAAACGTAAACATCTCCTAGTCGAATCCTACCGCCACGGCAACGGTGGACCGTGAAGGTGACAGGCTGGGATCAGGAGGCCCTGCAATTATTGCAGACCTCCGTCAAAGGCATCGCCGTTACGCGCCATTTGGCCATTGTGAACGCCGCTGATCCGTTTGGGGATCACAGTAGGGTCAATGGGAATGCCGCGCCTGTGGACGAATCTAGGGAGCCTGAGCTGTCTCTGGTGGGGGAGCTTAACAATGATCACGACGGATCGCGGCAGAACGTTTGAGACAGCCGAACAGTTTCAAGCCGATCAAGCTACAAAAGCGAAAGAGAAATGTCCAGAAGCAAGGATAATTAACAGGCACATGAAACAGGACGGCAATAGCTATCAGGAATTTTTGAGCGGGAAGACACTCATCGACCCAGATACGGGATTGAAAGAGATTCCAGAACTCAACCCAATGTTATTTGATTTTCAGCGCGATTTGGTGCGCTGGGCGCTTCGTCGTGGCCGCGCCGCTATCTGGGCGGACTGTGGATTGGGCAAAGGGCCGATGGCTCTGGAATGGGCTCGCCATATTCCGGGAAAAGTTTTAATTGTCGCGCCGCTGGCCGTGTCGCAGCAATTCAAACGCGAGGCGGAAAAGTTTGGCGTTGAAGTTGGACTCGCCAAAACTCAGGACGAGATCAGCAAGCGAATCACAATAACTAACTATGAAAGGCTAGCCGCATTCGAGCCGGATCAATTTACGGGCGTCGTCTTGGATGAAAGTTCGATACTCAAGGCGTTTGATGGGAAAACCCGCAATCAATTGATAGAGGTGTTTTCACAGACACCGTTTAGGCTCTGTTGTAGCGCCACACCGGCGCCGAACGATCACATGGAATTATGCAACCATGCTGAGTTTCTTGGTGTGATGACGCGCACTGAAATGCTCTCCATGTTCTTTGTCCACGACGGCGGCGACACTTCAAAATGGCGGATCAAGGGTCACGCTGAGAAAGATTTCTGGCGCTGGATTTGTTCATGGGCTGTCATTCTCAGAAAACCGAGTGATCTCTGCTATGAAGACAAAGATTTCCTCTTACCGTCTATTAAGTTTATTTCTCATACGATTGATTCCGGCAAGCCAGCCGATGGGACGCTCTTCGCGATAGAGGCGGCGACATTACAGGAGCGCGTCTCGGCGCGGCGATCATCAATCAAGGATCGTGTCGCACTCGCCGCGGAGATCGCCAATGATATTCCGATCGACAGACAAATTCTCGTCTGGTGCAATCTGAACCGAGAGTCGGATGCACTGACTAGGGCCATTACTGGGGCCGTTGAAGTGAAGGGGTCGGACTCTGCTGAGCATAAAGAGCAAGCCATTATCGATTTCGTCGATGGAAGGACGCGCGCCATTGTGTCTAAACCTGTGATGTTTGGCTACGGGCTAAATCTTCAATGTTGTTCGGATAATATTTTTGTCGGCCTCTCCGATTCATACGAGCAATTTTATCAAGCTGTCCGGCGAAGTTGGCGTTTTGGTCAGAAGCGCCAGGTTGATGTGCATATCATCACCGCAAAAACCGAAGGTGCCGTATTAGCGAACATCCAAAGAAAAGAAGTCGACGCCCAGCGCATGACAGACGGCATGCTAGCAGAAATGAAAGACTTAAATACGCAAGCGCTTCGTGGCGGACTCGTAAGAGTAAAAACTGAATACAATCCGAAGGTGGAAATGATTTATGCCATTGGTTCTTGATCAAAAAATCGGTAGTCACTGGAGTTTATACAACGGCGATAGTGTAGAATTGTTGCGCGGGCTCGCGGAAGATAGCATCCATTTTTCGCTATTCAGTCCGCCATATTCGTCTCTCTATGTCTATTCCGCTTCTGACCGTGATCTCGGCAATAGTCGCGACGATGCTGAATTTTTCGATCACTTTGGATTCATTGTTAGAGAATTATTCCGAGTCATCAAACCCGGTCGATTGATTGGCGTGGATTGCATGAACATCCCGGCCATGAAAGTGCGCGACGGTCATATTGGTCTCAAAGACTTCCGCGGTGATTTAATCCGAGCCTTCGAGAAGGAACATTTTATTTTTCATAGCGAGCATTGTATCTGGAAAGATCCACTGATTGAAGCTACGCGCACAAAGTCAATCGGTCTGATGCATAAGCAGCTTTGCAAGGATTCCGCAATGGTGCGTGCGGGAATACCGCAATATCTGCTCGCATTTCGGAAGCCTGGCAAGAATCCCGAACCTATTCCACATGAGCACGGTTTGCAAAGTTTTGTAGGTGAGAATGAGCCAACGACGGGTGTGTTGTCGCACGAACGATGGAGACGCTATGCCTCGCCGGTATGGATGGATATTCGCACGACCAGAACTTTGAATTATCGCTTAGCGCGCACCGAGTACGACGAGAGACATATCTGCCCAATGTCTCTTGATATCATCGAACGTGCCATGACGCTTTGGAGCAACCCAGGCGATATTGTTCTTGATCCGTTTAGTGGGATCGGCTCAACGGGTTATGTATCTTTGCAAATGGGCCGTAGATTTATTGGCGTGGAACTGAAGCGCAGTTATTGGGAGCAGGCTTGGCGCAATTTGGAGTCCGCCGTGCAGTTGAATGAAGGATTGTTTGCCGTCGAGGCGAATGATTCCCCATGAACCAACTCGAAATCGCATTCCGCGCCCACAATAGTGGCCACTCCCAAAAGGAAAAAATCCTCAAGGAGCTGTCGCGGGTCTGGGGCCAGTGGGTTGAGATGCCGGTCCTGTGGCGGGTCAGCGGCGCCTTTGCCGTTCATTCCAGGATCGCCGATCTGCGCAGGGATGGATATGTCATCGAGCATAAGAACGAGTGGAGTGAAGATGGAGTTTGTAAGAGTTTTTATCGGTTGGTGGGGATGAACTGAAAAAACAAAGAAAGGGGACTGATATGGAAACAAATCTAATCTCAATGGATCCGGCGAAGGCGAGGGAGGCATGGCAGAACTACCGGGCCGCAATCAAGCACAAACATACCAAGGAAGATGAGATTTTACTGCGCGGTTACAAACATCTCGCCAAAGGCAAGAAGATTCTTGACTTGATAGATGTCATGCAAACTGCTGGCATCGACAATTTGGGACGACCGCGGTTGGCGATTGCGCGAGCGAGCTGGGAGATGTGCTGGCTCTATAAATCATCCTCTACCGTGACGTTTTCTAGGGATCGTTGGACGTCCCCCCGTGCGACTCATTGCTTGGTAAATATTCCCGCTCAAGCGTTACCGCATTCCGGTGACACTCTTTACAACCTAAAAGCCCGCGTCCCATCAATCCCGCCACGGTTCAAGCCGGCAGGATCAATCGATCTGTACCACATTTTATGGGATGCCACGTGGGAACAGGAGCCGCCGCATGATCCGATCTTATTGCGGCATCTCGGCAGAAATGTCTATGCCGTATTGGCATCTTGGGATTTGAGTCCTCTGGAACGTGCGCTGCTGCGGTGATTCATTTCGAGAATGGGTCGAAAGCGGAATAAAGAACAAGCCGTCTAAGACGGGAAGATTTATTGCGGCGCATGATGCCATGAACGGCTATCCACAGCGAACGAAACTCATCGATGGACTCTCGGCGCTTCGCAATAAAAACTTAGCTTGTTGGTGCAAACTTCAAGATTTGTGTCATGCAGACGTGCTTTTGCAAATTGCAAATTCATGACCTGTGGACAATTGCTGAAGAACATCGGCGAGAAAGTGGCGGCGGAAATTATTTTAGGGATGATAAGGGGATGAGACGAAGAGTTCCGATATTTAAGACAGAAGCCGAGATGTGCAGCAGTTTCATGACTGAGATCAGAAAATATCCCGGTTGGGTCTGCTATCCCGAAACTGCGGGCTGGGATATCTTGCTGGCCCGTAGTGACGGTACTCAGATCGGCGTCCAGGCCAAGCTCAAATTCAATATCTCTGTCTTGAGCCAGGCCATTGAATCGCGAACGAGCTGGGGAAGTTATACCGGGCCGGATTATAGGGCCGTACTGATTCCCGATGATCACAGAACGAACCGCAGTCTTTGTGAGGCTTTAGGACTGGAGATGATCACGGCGCGACGAAATTACAACGGTATCATCGAATTCAGGCCCAGGCTGGATGATCGCGACGTATTTGATCACTGGCACTACTGTAATCCAGACAAACGCCATGAATTACCATACTATATTCCCGATGTTGCCGCCGGTGTTCCAGCACCGACGCAGCTAACAATGTGGAAAATCGCGGCACTTGAGATCTGCGCCGTCATCGAACTCAGGGGATTCGTTAGGCGCCAGGACTTCAGTCTTGCCGGTATAGATCACCGTCGCTGGACTCAGTTCTGGCTCGAAGTCGTGCCGGATAATCCTGGGGCCTACCGCTGGAAAAAAGAAAAACAGAAGTTTGCCGAACAACATCCTGAGGTCTATCCGCAGGTATTAGAGAAGGTGAGGGCAAGACTATGAGCCGTTACGGATTCTGCTGGGATGAGAGAGATCATCGGGAACGGGCGCGCCAAGATGCGCGGTACGATCATAAAGATCGAAACTATTACGACCGCCACACCTGGGATCCGTGCAAAGAAGCGTACACCGAGGCTTACGATCACGAGCAGCGCCGCCTTGAGCAAGAGCGCTATGAGCAACGCATGGAAGAGGAGCGCCGGCAAGAACGGCAACGGCAATATAATTTTGAACGACAGCGGCAAGAGGCGTGGGAAGAGGGAGCGCGACGCCAAGAAGAGTTGGAGCAGGACCAGCAGGAGCCAGAGCCCGAATATGCTCCGAAAGAGGATGGGTCGGGATCGTGAGAAACATTCGCGCCCGCTCGCTCGATAGTGAGGGCAAACCGAAGATTACGGAGAAACTTTTTCAAATGAGGGTCAAGCAAGCCGCGATCCTCACCGGCTGGCGATACTACGCGACCTGGAATAGTTTTCGATCCGTCGAAGGGTTTCCAGATTGCGTTCTGGTTCATGCTAAAAAGAAGCGGATGATAGTGGCGGAATTGAAATCGGAGACCGGGCAGTTGACCGAGAAGCAAAAGGAATGGTTGCAGGACTTCCGCGCCATACCAGGGGTCGAGGTTTTCATGCTGAGACCCCAAGACTTTGAAGATTTCTGGGAAGTGCTGAAACGATGAGTGAACCCGCTGAGATTGTGGAAATACCGGGATTGACAGGCCGATTTGTCTGGGTCGCCGCAAAATATAACTACGCTATCGACAAAAATAGATGCGCGGTTTGCGGAAAACTAGGATTTCCATGGGGAGGCTGGTTTAGTTGCGATTCAGAAAATCATTACAGTCTCGTCAATGATGGTCGTACGTTTGTAAGGATTTTTCCATAAGGGAAATCGAATGAGCGATTGCAGATGCGATTTAGTTTTTCAGGTCGAGGATTCGTTCATCCCGAATTATGCACCGTCAACAACAGCGGGCGGAGATGACTTTATGGCAGTGCCGCAATACGCATGTCTGCGTTGCGGTAAGCGTTGGGGATATCTGGGCAGTGGTGTCAGGCTTATCGAACCACCTAAAGTTCTACGGATTGGCAGGTGACCGAGAAATCATGTCCGACCGACCAACCACATACGAATCCATGATCGAGGACATCGTCGGTCGTGTCATCCGGCGCGAGCTGGAAAGGGTAGGGCACGGCAATGATGCCACTACACTCTACACCAGCAAGGAAGTGGCGGGGATACTCAAGGTGCCGGTGACCTTCGTGGAGACGCAGGCGCGGCAGGGTAAGATCAAGGCGACGAGGCTTGGCCGCTATGTCAGATTCACTATGGCCGATGTTGATGCCTACATCGAAGAGAATCGTAAGTCATTGTTGAAGGCACAGCGGAGGCGGGCTTGGCGGGTTAAGGAGTTTGGGTGACGCGACGCGCCATAATCTGTGATCTCGACGGAACGCTCGCGATTAGAAATGATTGCGAGCCGTATTTGTTCGAGAAGGCCAGGGACGATGATATTAATCTGGCCGTAAAACTGATTCTGCAACTCTGCATAAAAGACGGCATCGAAATTTTGCTCGTCAGTTCGCGCCAGGAAAAATATCGCGGTGTAACCTTGGATTGGATTTTCTGGCATGAGGTTCCATTTACCACACTGCGGATGCGCCCAACGGGAGATCAGCGCCGTGACGAAATTGTCAAGAAAGAGATTTACGAGACGTATATAAAACCAGAGTATGAGATTCTTTTCGTACTTGATGATCGTGACAGAGTCGTCAAGATGTGGCGCGATTTGGGGCTAAATTGTTGGCAGGTAAATTATGGAAACTTTTAACTGGCAGCGCGACTACCGCGGCAATCTTGACTGGCTTAAGGATCGCACAATCCTTTTGGTCAAGCACGGCAGCCACGCCTATGGTCTCAATACGCCGGAAAGCGATCTGGATATTAAGGGTGTCGCCATACCGCCAGCGGAATATTTCCACGGTTTTCTGAAACGATTCGAACAGGCGGAATCGAAGAGTCCTGACATGGTCATCTACGGTATCCTCAAGTTCTTTCAGTTGGCGGTGGATTGCAATCCAAACATCATCGAAGTCCTTTGGGTTGCCGATGAGGATGTCATTCAGGAGAATTGGATCGGTGCGGCGCTACGGCACTGGAAGCATGACTTTCTCTCCAAGAAGGCGCGCTACACTTTTAGCGGCTATGCTCATGCGCAATTAAAGCGGATCAAGACTCATAAAAAGTGGCTGCTGAATCCGCCCGATCACAAGCCGACGAGGTTGGAATTTGGGCTACCAGAAACCTCGCTGCTGTCCAAAGACATTCTTGGTGCCGTTGAGGCGGTTATTAAAGATTCCAATGGGCGTGAAATATCTGAGGCGGAATTCCAGCTCGGTGTCGAGCGATTCGGCGCCAATGTTATGACCGTTTATCAAAAGGAGCGCGGTTATCACAACGCCATGGTGATGTTCGCGCAATACGAGAACTGGAAAGCAACACGCAATCCAGACCGCGCCGCATTGGAAGCCAGATACGGATACGACTGTTATGACGATGAAACAACGGAATTTTTAACGGACAACGGATGGATGAATTTTGATGGCGTTCTACAGGGCGAGTCGCACTTGGCGACTATCCCAGTTGCCGGCGGCTCTGTCGAGTGGCAAAGCCCAGTCAGATCAATTTGCTACGATTATACCGGGATCATGTACGAGCTTGAGCCATATTCTTCTCGCGCGATCGTAACGCCAAATCACTATATGCTCGTGAGTCAAATTCACAGACAAAAATCAAATGGATTTACGACGGCCTATGAAGCTAAAACAGCGGCATGGCAACTGATTCCGATGACTGAGTTGATTTCCGGTACGAAGGCATTTTTCCACACGCGGCGAGCGCCCGACGCGAGATTTTCCGAATATCCAATAGACGATGATTATCTGCGATTGGCAGGGCTATTTATTTCTGAGGGCAGCATCGAATTTCGGGGAGAAACGGTCAAGGCTGTTCGGTTCTCGCAGAAGTTTCCGAACGACTTCTTCAATGCCGCCGATGCACTCATGGGCGTATATCCGTTGCATCGATTCTCTTATGATAAAGAAACCGTATGGGCCGCCAGCGGCTCAACGGCGAAATTGATTTACGAAGATTTCGGACATGCTAAAGAAAAACATTTGCCCCCGTGGTGTTTGCAGTTGTCAGCGCGGCAATCCGGTATTTTGTGGGATCATCTGATGATGGGCGATGGGCACTCGGCGCCGCATAGAGACGTTTACTATACGAGTTTAGAGAGATTGGCGGATGACATTCAGGCAATGCTAATTGCATCCGGGATTCCAGCGACAAAATACGGCCCATATTCATCCGTGACAAACTACGGTCCAAACACGATGTATCACGTAGTGCGGTCCAAAAAAACCGGTTCATTCAATGCGCTGGATTTTCATCAGGTGCTTCAGCCCGGACAAGAAACTTCCGGGAAGAATGGTCATCCGATACGCGCCGTCGAAGTTAAGAATAAGCGCGTTGTGTGTTTTGAAGTGTCGAACTCAACGCTTATCACCAGAAACAACGGGAAGGTCGCGATCCATGGGAATTGCAAACATGCCATGCACTTAGTCAGGCTGATGAAGATGTGCGCCGAAATCTTAACCAAGGGGAAAGTCATCGTGAAGCGACTCGACCGGGATGAGTTATTAGCAATCCGCAACGGGGACATGGAATACGACGCCTTGATTGAATGGGCAGAAAAACAGGACGCAGAGATGGCTGTCCTCGCCGAAGCGTCAACGCTGAGAGATTCGCCGGACCGAGTCCACTTGGATGGACTCTGTCAGTGTTGGGTGACGGAGTATTTGAACGGGCGGCGATAAAGCGTCTGCAAGCGGGCGACGGAGACCTGGTGGGGGGGGCTGCGGCGAAGGAATACGTGAATCGATAGGAGTCAACGATGCGCATCAAACTAAAAGATCGTGACTACAGTATCCATTTCAAACACGAGCCGCGCGTCACCACAGCGCTGATCGACGAGCATCTTTTTCCCTATTACCGCCTCGCGGAGGGCAGGGCTTTTTGCTCACCGCAGGACAATTTCAGTAAGGTAAAAGGTCGCAAGATCGCTCTCGCCCGTGCGCTCCAAATCTGGCTGCCAAATACTCAGCCTGGATATCGAGACAACCGCCGTGAAGTCTGGCGGCAATTGGTGGAAGGTGGGATGAGGATCGTGCCGAGGAAATAAGCGGGGTGAATGGTATGGGCATCATTGACGACCTAGAAAAAGATCAATTGATAGAGTCGAAAAATGTGCATCCTTGGTTTACCAACGTCAATGTCAAGATGAAGGATCTCGCGGCGCTCGTCGAGTGTGTGAAGGCAGCGGAATATGGGTTTTCGGTCCGTGGTGATTGGACATGTCGTCATTCCCATCCCGGACCGGATGATATCTGTGCCTGCTGTAAGGTAAAGACCGCCCGCGAAAAGCTTGGTCTGAAATAACTCGGAGGACTGATGGACCCTGTAAAGACGATCAATATCGAAAATCTGATCAAAACAAGGCCTATCATGAACCCGTCTTTGCCAATCCGTTGGGGAAGCCGCTGGATCGCAAGACGCTGGGTTCTCGGATACTCGACCCGGTGATAGAGCGGGCCCGGATAAAGCGGCTGAAATTCCATTATTTGCGTCATAGTTGTGCAAGCATTATGCTGGGTACCGGCAGTCAGCTCCAAGAAGTATCGAAACTGCTCGGCCATTCGAGCCCAGAAGTAACGATGAAACTATACTGGCACTTCCTGCCGGAACGGGAAAAACCGCATGCCGTGGCGGATCTCAGCGAGCGGATATTTGGGGGGAAGGGATGATGCTAGCGGTTGTCATTGGCTGGGCTGGTGAAGACAAGTTCGAGTGTTTCTGGCTTGAATACACTACCTGCGATGTCAAGGTCGATATCGTTATACTCGGCACTGTCGAAGCCAGTGGAGACGAGAAGTAAAAAATTTTACCCATAAAGGATTTTTCATGGATGGATCAATGATCAGAGTGTTTCCACACCGCAACAACTGGACCCCGACCGATGAACTCGCCTTCATCGGCGAGGCTCCGCTGTTTCGTCCGGGAACTCGCGGGACTCCAGTAAGAGTCAGCGTGACCTTCACCTGGCACAAGCGGGAAGCCGAGCGGATCGCCAAGTCATGGGGCAATTATTATGACGATGTCCGCATCGGCGGGCCAGCTTACGAGGATATCGGCGGCGAGTTCACGCCGGGAATGTTTTTGAAAGAGGGCTGCACGATTACGAGCCGCGGCTGTCCCAAGAAATGCGGTTGGTGCGTTGTCCCTACGCGCGAAGGCGCGGTGCGCGAGCTTGCTATCAAGCCGGGTTGGATCGTTCAGGATAACAATCTGCTGGCCTGTTCGGAAGGTCATATCCGCGCAGTCTTTGACATGCTGAGACAGCAGAACCGGCGAATCTACTTCAACGGCGGACTCGACAAACATTTTCTCAAACACTGGCATCGCGATCTCTTTGACTCGATCAGTATCGGTGAACTGTGGTTTGCCTGCGATACGGCCCTTGATATTCCATGGTTGGAAAAAACGAGCAGAATATTGGAGGGAATTCCGCTCCGCAAGCGGCGCTGCTATACAATGATTGGTTACCGCAGTGAAACCATCATGGAGGCCGAGAGGCGAATCGAAAGAGTATTCGAACTCGGATTCATGCCATTCTGCCAACTCTATCAGCCGGACGAAACGCAAATTTATTCAGAAGAGTGGCGACAGCTCAGGCGGAAATGGGCGAGACCTGCTGCCTACATGAAGGCGGCTTAACTGACATGCCCCAAGCTAATCACCTGCTTAGCCGGCACGGAGCGGAGATGAGAATTTACATCCGACGCAACAACGAAGTCTTTGAAGCCGCGATCTGTCCGATCTGCCCCGGCCACGCCCGTATCTATCCGGCCTCGGCACTGGACGCCCATATCGCCACGGCTCATCCGCAATCAAGCGTAACGCTACGGACGTGTATGAGATGTCACCGCGGATTCTACGTGAATATCGGACCAGAGATTCCCATCATGAAAACTTGCCCGCCATGTCGGAGTCGTAACAAAACCAAGAAGCCGAAACTCAAGGCCGTTAGTGTGAACATCAACCAGCGCAGACCGATGCCGTTTTAGTGGGGGTTGTAATGACAGGCGACACAATCAAAGAAGGGTTTTTGTTGATAGATCAAGGCATGCGCAAATTGGCAGGCGGGCTGGTCTGGCACGCATCAGCAGCGCACGGCTCTAAATTTCGTTGTCACAAAGTAGCAAAAAATTCTATTGGAGGCGTCGGCGATGCCGAACTCGGCGAATGGCATGAGTGGAGCGGCTTTGCGTACCACGTTCGCAGGAGATTGAAGCCGGAGGAAGAATTGCTTATCGGGCCAGCGATTGACATCAGAGGAACGCATGAAGCGACAAACCGATGGAATGCGATTTCTATAGCGTGTCCGTGGCTGTCAGCGCAGTTCAACGATGCACAAATCTCGCGCAGGGAGTTAACGATATAGGTCCCATAAATAAACTACCCAGTAGCAAGCTTTTGAGGATGAGATGGTTACGACAAAAAATACGATCAAATCGCACAACGAATATCATCGTAGATATCGCGTTTCTATTTTAGCAACCGTTAGGGCGCCGCATGATTTTGTATCTCAACAATGCTGCCGCGATTGCTGGAGGGAGTATCAGCGGCGGGCGACAAGAAAATGGCGGGAAAGAAACAGGGAGTTGAGCCATGAACGGTGACGCTTATAGGTTGCAGGCCGAGATTGAAAAGCTCAAAGATGAGAATGATGAACTTAAATGTCAATTAGCCTCTATACAAAAAGCGCAAGAAATTAGGGCTACTAGTATTTGTAGTTTGCAGTCTGAAGTGAATAGATTGAAGGCATTAGATAGCGTGACCATGAAGGCTTATAATGCAAATCTTGCCGAAATGGCACGCATGCGAGATGACCTTGACGATTTTAAGCGGCAGTTGAGTGCCGCTGTTAATGTGAAGCATACCAAACGAGCTTGAGTGACATTGGACGCGATCATGAGCTGTATCGTCACGGAAGATTATCAAGATATTTTAATCAGAATCACGCCGAATTTTGCCCGGTTGTCAGGGTCTTCGGTGCTCATCACTGGCGCAGCTGGGTTTATCGGAAAATATTTGGTGGGGCTGTTGCTGTATGCAAACCGTCATGTATTTAGCGTACCATGCGAAATAGTTGTCGTGGATACGTTGGTAGCAGGGTCGCGGTGGGATTTATCGATGTTACGCGGCGGCACGGATCACCTATGGTTCCACCCCAGTGATGAGTCAGTCAATGGGTTTCGAGGGCATGATTATTATCTGCATCTTGCCTCTATCGCCTCGCCTAAAATTTACATGGTAAAGCCGTTTGAGACTCTGCGGGCCAACGTGGGATTGACAGAAACGATACTAGACGGTGCCAGGACCGCTGAGAGCGTACTTCACTTTTCGAGCAGTGAGATATACGGCGACGCACCAACCGATCAGATACCGTTGCGTGAAACTTATTGGGGCTATGTTAACTCTATGGGGCCGCGTTCTGTGTATGACGAGAGCAAGCGTTACGGCGAGACGTTGTGTTATCTTTACCACAAGCATTGTGGTGTACCAGTTAAAGTCGTTCGCCCGCACAATGTCTACGGTCCTGGTCAATCGTTGGACGATGGACGGGTTATCCCGGCGCTGATGCGGGCGGCGCTTAACCATGAGCCGTTTCAGATTTTCGGCGCTGGTGGAGACACGCGTTCTTATTGTTACATCAGCGATGCCGTTTTGCAGTTAATGACGGTGCTGCTCGATGGCGAGAGCGGTGCGGCTTATAATATCGGCGATGGTGAGTCAGAGGTGTCGGTGCGTGAGTTGGCCAGCATGGTGCGTGACATAGTACCGTCGTTGGTTGTCGATCATAAGGTTATCGACGAGACGTTGGAAGACGCGCCACGGCGGCGCAAACCAGATATGAGTAAGACGTTGTCGTTGTCTGATGAGCATGGGTTAAAGCCACGAGTAGATTTGCGCGATGGGTTAACGCGCACGTTAAAATCATATTACGATACCAGCAGCCATGAGGGTGAATAAAAATGAGCTCAGTTACACAGATAGATAAATTAAGCAGCGATCAAATTTCACACATGCCGAGCTGGGCTGAGGAATGGATACAGCGTGGATTATGTTGTGATGAGGCGGATTGGGAGACTTTTGAGAAAAATGTTTTTTTATGTTATCGGTTCGCCGGTTTAACACCACCTAGCGCTATCGTGCGTGTGCAGTCGCCAATCATTGGAGCGTTTGCTGCTTCTATTGCTGCGAATATTATGTGCAGTTCGGCGGTTCACTCGGCGGTTCACTCGGCGGTTGACTCGGCGGTTTACTCGGCGGTTCACTCGGCGGTTGACTCGGCGGTTGACTCGGCGGTTTACTCGGTGGTTGGCTTGGCGGTTCACTCGGCGGTTCACTCGGCGGTTTACTCGGCGGTTGACTCGGCGGTTGACTCGGCGGTTGACTCGG